TTTAATCCGTGAATGGGAGGAATACATATGAATATGGCGCGGTATCATCTAAATACTCATGCCAGGCAGAAAACAAACTAACCGCATACGTAACAATGTGCCTGCATTATAACCGCAATAATCACCTGATAGCTATTTACGCTCCGGAGGAATGCAAAAAAGACATGTGGCTTTCATTTGACGGGAAGGTAGCAGATAAACTTGACGAGATTTTTGGTGGCCCTGGTAAAATGGATGAATACATAGAAAATAATGTTGAGGCTATCCGGGAGTGCTACGACACAATTAAAAAATTGATTTGATATGGGACGACACAGCAGACCAGTATTAAAGTACGATTCAAACGGTAACCTGGTGGAAACCTTTGAATCAGTTAACAAATGTGCTAAAGTGGAAGGGATTACTCCATCAAGGCTACGGGTTTGTATGCACACCGGAAGTGGAAGATTAGGGCATACTTACAAGTTAGGGACGTTAGTGCCACAGCCGATGCCGGAGAAAGCGGAGGTGATGGACGCCAAACCAGGTGAGGAACTGTGGGAAAGAAACGGATATTTCTCAATTTCTGGTTGGGCGAAGATTTGCATGTGATTAATATTTTTCAAATCCGGAGGTAAAAAATGTCAAAACGGTTTACAGACACGGATAAGTGGAAAAAAACATTCATAAGGAGCCTGGCGGCAGAATACAAGCTATTTTGGCTTTACCTTCTCGACGAATGCGACCACGCCGGTATATGGCATGTTGAATTTGACCTTGCGGAAGTTCGTCTGGGCATAAAGCTTTCACAAGAAAAAACGCGCGGGCTGTTTAAAGATCGAATTTTTGTTTTTGACAACGGCTCCAAATGGTTCATTCCGGACTTTATAACCTTCCAGTATGGCGAATTAAACGCCGCGAATCGGGCCCACAAATCAGTGCTTCATCAGTTAAATAAATATAATCTGTTAAGAGACGGTAAGGTGCATATAAGCCCCTTACAAGGGCCTAAAGATAAAGAACAAGAGAAAGATAAAGACAAGGATAAAGACAAAGGCGCGGAAATTTTTTCGATAAATGGATTTTGGCCGAATGAAGGCTACAAAAACTTAGAGCTTCCACAAGGCAAAGCATCTTTTGCGGCCGAGCGTGTCAGGCTTACTAAAAAGCAGGATATCGACATGACGCAGGTGTATGGGTTGTGGGAAGTTTTTAAAGAAAATTACTTCACTGGCAAAAAATACTACGAATCGAATGAGGGAATATTCAACCATTTTAGCAATTGGATTAAAGATCAAAAGTTTTCAAATGGAAATAGTACGGGACGACAATCACAAGCGGGAAGTATCAACGCCGTTAACGCCGCTTTCGCTAACATCCAACGAGATCTGGATGAGACAGTGCGCAGCGGAGGAGAATATTAGGGATATTAACACTAACAGCCTAGGTAAGAAATTTAGCGATCTTATAAACGAGATTACCCTTATTACCGGCCTGAAAGTGGATGAGCAGACAGCCAAGCCCTTTGCGGTGTTATTCAGCAAGTTTTTACTCGCCTATTACGGTGCGATTTCCTGTGCAGAAGTGACGCTCGCGTTCCGTTTAAATTCCATGAACGAACTACCTGGGGTTAATGGGAATGGCAAGGATACGGACAGGATTGATTTTTACGGGCCAAATTTAACGATTGACCATGTGGGTGGTGTACTTAGTCGCTACATGCAAAAGCGAGCAAATTTAGCGGCAAAGATTAACGAACAACCCGTGGCATTAATTGAGGCTCCACCTCCTACACCTGAAGAACAGGAGCTGGACGATAAGAGATTTTGTAATCAGTATTATCAAAAGTTCCTTGAACGTCAGTTCTCGCCCATCAGCCTGGAATATGCTCATATGGTCTACGATATGCTGGATAGATTAAAAGTCGTTAGACTTTCCGTTGACGAGAAGAAAGCCTACTATAACACCGCACAAGATAACCGACATCGGGAACTGGCTGCACCAGCTATGGATCGTGAAGAAAAGAAGGATAAAAACAGGCTAATGGAATGTTACCTGAATGACAACGTACCGGAATCAGAAAGGAAACTGGTGAAAAATAACGCCAAGAAACTTGCACTGCTGGCTGTATTTGAGCAATGGAAAACTGAGAAAAAAGATAAAATATTTGAAATATGATACCGAAAAAGGCTTTTATGAATAATCTTAAGAAGGTACGGTGCCTATTGGGTCTTGATCAGCATCAAATATCAGCTCTACTGTGCATAGAAAGAACGAGGTATGCTTGCTGGGAGACGGGTAAATCAGAACCCAACCTCAATATGTTGGTTGAAATAAGTAACGTATTACATACCCCAATTGATGACTTGCTGACGAAGGAATTATGAACCAGACCATCGCACATAACCTGCGATTCCTCCGACAGTCGCATAACTACTCCCGCAAGCAAATCTGCGCCCTTCTGGATATCGGGTTACCGGCCTGGGGTTCTTACATCGAAGGGAGAGCAGTTCCGAAATTGGAAACGCTAATAAGCATTGCGGATTACTTTAAGATCACCCTAGACGAACTGGTGAGAGTTGATTTAAGCAAGTGCTATATAGTGAAAGAAAACAAGTATATGGAAAAGTTAATAATTGAGCAATGAAGGAAGCAGCAATCTTTTTATGCGACGTGTCGGGTGTGATGGCTGAACCTTGGGCCGAAGCTGGTGTAACATGCATCTGCGTGGATATTCAACATAGTATTCGGGCTACTCGCGCACGCCGGCATACAATTAAAAGAGTAGGTAATGGAGAGATCCACTTTGTATATGGTGACGCGAGGACTTGGAAACCAACATCATTTTCAAAAACCTTTCATGCCGATTTTAAAATAGTATTCGTTGGGTGTTTCCCGGTATGCACTAACCTTGCCGGCAGTGGAGCGCAGGATTGGGAATCGAAAGGGTTGGCAATGCTAACGGATGGTCTGATGTTGTTTAATGCATGTGAGGTGGTTGCGGATTGGTCAGGGGCCCCTTATTGTGTTGAAAACCCTGTGGGAGTTATCCCAACCCACCACCGAAAACCAGACTATTATTTCCATCCTTGGTTTTGGGGCGATCTGTATACCAAAAAGACCTGTTTATGGACAGGGAATGGTTTTGTAATGCCTAACCAGGATAACACAATACCGCCGGAAGGTACAACCCAGGCAATTTGGCTGATGCCTCCCGGGAAAGACAGACAAAATATGCGCAGTCAAACACCTGCTGGGTTCGCAAAGGCAGTTTTTAATTCAAACTATACTGAAAATAAAAGAATGGCAATATGAACGAACTATCCGCCAAACAACTGCAGAAATATAAAAAATTTGATATACCGGAACTAATCAGTATTGCTTCACGTCATTTCAATAAGTACATCCGTAAAAGAGATAGTGAGGATGGGTATTTCAAATGTATCAGTTGTGGGGAGTGCAAGCCAGTAGAGCAGATGAATGCCGGTCATTATTTATCCGCAGGACATAACGGCATTCTAAGGTTCAGTGAAGATAACGTGCATGGACAGTGCATCTACTGTAATTACCACCTGCATGGCAATTCTGGTAAATATCGTGTTGGACTTGTAGAAAAGATAGGTGTTGATAAAGTGGAAATTCTGGAAAGCACCGCAAGGATGTCTCACAAATGGACGCGAGAAGGACTTATAATGGTTATTGAAACGTATAAAAACAAGGCAAAATGAAAGATCAAATACAACAGATAATATTAAAGTATGTATATGCTATGGATGAATTTGATTATGTACACACCGACATCGGCGGACATGGTCTGGCAGCCGATGAACTTCAGGCCCTCATGTGCTACCGGGAAGTAAAAGCATTTGCTGCACCATATCAGTGCTATGCATTAATTGAGCCTGAAGATGTAATAGCATTTCTTATAAAAGACTACCCAGAATCATTGATACTGGAAGCTATTAACAAAGTAAAGGTGGAGCAATGAGTACAGAAAAACAACCATACGAACAGCGCGTGCAGGCGCTGGCTAAAGAATATGCAAAGATAGCCTTTAGGCGTAAACATGGGCATATTCCTACTGATGTGAAAGATAGTGAGGTAAATGATTTTGCAGAGTTTGCCTGCATAGCTGTTGCGGAAGCATCTGCGGAGGTAATTGCCGCGTTGGATGCGCAATGTGTATGTGGAATTGATATTCAGGAATATTTAAAAGAACAAGGCCTAATACCAGATAACGCACAGGAGGGCTGCAGGGATAAAAGTGCTGCGAAATTATGCGTTACACAGTTGGCCGATTCTGCAACATGCAAACATGAGCATCGGGAACGTGGGGTGTGTGAAGATTGTGGGGAAGGAGGATTTGAATACGAATAAAATTTGATCTGAAACTATCTAACGCAAAGGAGGTGATAGTCATGAAAATAAATTATGAGCGCTGGCGTGATAGTGTTTGCCGAATATTGGTAAGCCAAGGCCATGTAAGTCACGAAAGTAAAATAGCACCAGATATCTATATGCCATACTACGAAGATGGTTATTCACCAGCCAAGGCCGTAAGAGAGGATTTAGGGATGAATGCAATACGATTTTGGTATTGGGACAAACCAGATCAGGAGGGTGGGAAGCAATGACGCGGTTAGTTGATCATGCTATAGGGGCCTTAATACTCACCCTATGTATTCTAATACTATTGGCATGTGCTTTTGCAACATGTTATTTACTAAAATATCAATAAACGGCGGGGAGGATAACCAATCATGAAACAGTTTGACACACATCGCTTTGCACGATCCATTCAAAGGCAAATGTCCGAATCGGGACTTACTACCAGACCGGCAGCTAAGAAGATTGGAATCTCTCCTGCCACCCTTAATAGGCTAGTAAATGGGGTATTTCTTCCGGATATAAATACACTCTTTGCGGTATGTAAATGGCTCGGCAGGGGCATGGAATTTTTCTACACAAATAAAAAGAAAGATGAAACCAATAAGAACTAAGCAGTGCAAGAAATGTCCGTGGAAGGTTTCGACCAATCCACACGCAATCCCTGATGGATATAGCTGTGATTTACACAAAGGACTGCACTCAACAATAGCACAACCTGGCGATTTATCGCATAATAAAGCTATGGCTTGTCACCATTCACCAGTTGGCAAGGAAGACTATTGCATAGGGTGGCTTCACAATCAATTGGGAGTAGGCAATAACATTGCGCTTAGAATGCGAATGATGTCATGCTATAATATAAACGAAATGAAAGTTTACGGTGAACAGCATCAACGATTTATTGACACATTACCAAAAGAAAAATAATGAAACTATCTAAAGCACAGCAGGAAGTGGTGGACAAGATGCGGGAGGGGTGGGAAATGAAAAAGTCAAATTGGACACCAAATACATGGTGGATAAAATATTTTACATCCCACATACCAGTACGCCACACAACCGCTGAAAAACTAAAAAAGATCGGCATTATAGAGTTGGATAAAAAAGGGGCAACGTTGCATGAGCCAGATATATACCACCTCACAGAACAACACAAAACGCAACCGGATAGCGTTACCGGTAAGGAATGATCGAATTAAATGTGCAAACAAAGATTACACTTGAATTAACCGTAGGGGAAGCCGGGGCCTTACAGGCTATATGCGGATATGGTCCTGATATTTTCATTAAATGGTTCCATCAAACACATGGCAAGTATTATTTGGAGCCCTACAAGTCGCATTTAAAGTCATTGTTTGAAAAAGGAAAAGGATTGAACTGTGATGTGGTGAAGGTGCAAAAGGAGCTGCAAAAGTTGGCAGCATCATTACCCGAAAGCATAAAGTTGAAACCATGAAATCGAAAATATTTAACACCGACTAGATCCGCGCCGTACAGGAAGGCCGCATGACACAGTTTATGCAGGTGGTGAAACCGCAGCCGGAAGAAATAACCGGTGATTTACTTTATCCACAAAAATGGTATGCGGCTAATAATGGAGATTTTGCAGGGGATATTGATAGACCAATAAAATGCCCATTCGGAAAAATTGGGGATATTATCTACTGCCGGGAAAAGTGGAACTACATATACGGAATTATTGATACCGAAAAGGAGATAATAGGCTATTATCATTCAACAGACGGTGATGTAAATAAAAAATGGAAATCACCCGCCACGATGCCCCGCGAAGCTGCCCGGTTATTCCTGCGCATTACCAATAAACGGGTAATGAGAGTGCAGGAGCTGACTGAACAAGACGCAAAGATCCAAGGATATGGCGGCATATGTGATTGTAAAAATCCTGTTGTTCCGGGCGCATGCGAGGATTGCTATAATACAGGTTATAATTATCCACCATTACTTGACCTAAAAGAAAATAACGAATCAGCCTGGAATAGTAATTCTTGGATGTGGGTCTTAGACTTTGAAAAAACAGATAAGCCATGAAGCCAATAAAAAAATACTTCCGATGGTATGGTGGTCAATGGATATGGCAAATATGTTATAGTGGCCAAGTAAACTATGCAGGATGTGGTAAGAATTTGTTATATGAACTATTGGATTACTGGACTACCTGTTCTCTGGCTAAAAATGAGCAGAAGAAAATAAATAAGTCATGAAGAAACAAATATTCAACTTAATAGACAGTTATGCTGGTATGTGGTATTCTGATAAATCAAAACTTTCTAAGCAGATTGAAGCATTAATGTGTTACAGAGAAGTGAAGGCGATTATTCAGGGTCGAGAAACAGTACAATTGCATAATGGGGCAGACTTCCTGATACATGGGATTCTGAAATTTGATTATCCAGAGGATGTTATTGAAAAGGCCATTGAGCAATATAAATCAGAAAATAAATGATCGGCATATTTGTGGTTATATTTCTAGCCTTCTGGCAATATATAATAAAACGGCAGAAATGAAAACAAAAATTGATAGGACTGGACAATTCGAACAGGAACCTGAAATAATAGTAACGCTCCCATGCGGGTTTATTGTGAGATTTTGGATAACGGGCCTAACCGATAAGGAATATATAAGAAGAGCCAAAGAAATAAAAGCATTTAGTAAACTTGAAAATGAAGCAAAATGATAACGGACGAAAAAATACGCGAAGCCGCTCAGGAGCATGCACAAAATGCATTTTTTGATCTCGATGTGGGTGCTTACACAAGATCAGCCAAATCATTTGCATCTGGTGCCGATTGGGCAAGAAAGCGGGATAATTGGATTCCCGTATCCGAAAAATTACCTGACGAAGATGCCTGGATTGTAGCCATAGTGTTTAATAACCCATTCTTTGGGATTATGACACCGGAGCGCGGAGCTGCCCGTTACTCCCATGAGTATAAAAAGTGGTACAGTGAATTAACCGGTGGTCGCTTTATGACCATAGAAGTATATAATGTTACACATTGGCAACTATTGCCTGAATTACCAAAAACTGAAAAATGATAGAATTAATAGCAGAACACAGCAAAGATGGTGTAACCGTACGCGGAATTTACAACGGTAATCTTATAGTATCCAAGACCAGCAAAACGGCATTGGTTGCCCTAATGGACTTGAATTCGGCGTTGTTTGCGTTTGAGGGCGTGGACCTGTGGAAAGAGCTGGACTTTCAGATGAAACATGAATATTTGAAATAATATATATATATATATATGCGAACAAAATTACTTAGCATAATTCGGATGCGCTTTACATATAAATATGAAGACGGCGTATGGTGTATATGCCGTAAAAATAAATTAGTCGCCAAATGTGTTACCACTCACAAAGCGGTTGATATAATGGCAACTGAGGGCATGGCATTTAGTGAGGTTTTAAACTGGTACCGGAAGATTTGGCGGTTGCACGGTGGATGGGGCAGATTTATGATTTTAAGGGATAAAAATAATTAAATTTGTGAGTGATGGAAACGATACAGATAACAGGACTAACGGTGGTAGACCTGCAGCACATAGTTAAAGAGGCAATCCAGCAGGCAAAAAGTGAATGGGAGTTAGCACAAAAGGCCCCTTCAGATTATGAGGAACTGACCTTGGTGCAAGCGGCAGAAGAATTAGGGTGTTGTGAGGCTACCATAAGGCGTAAAATGATTCAACTGAACATACCGGGGCCTAAGGTCGGGAAAAAAATAAAAATTCAACGGAAATACCTCAAAAGCATTAAGAAGGCTTCTTGAAGAAGGCGCTTTGCAGCATCATGTCTGCTGCCTCTTCCTTGCTAATTTTTATGTACAAGAAAAATGCCCTTTCAGTTCGGTGTCCGCTAATTTTCATGATAGCCTTCACAGGGAACCCTTGTAAGTACATAAGGGTTGCAAATGTCCTGCGGGCGGTATGGATGCTTACTAATTCATTTTTAGGATAGTATTGCGCTTGACGTTGGCCGCCTTTCGTAATAGCAATTAATCTTTGTTCAGTAATCCCGGCCTCTTTGCACAAATCCGGCAGGTGGTAATTAAGGCCCTCCGGGGTTGAATATACTGGTAGAATCCCATTATACTTTGAATATATCGCATCTGCCATCCAGTGTACTGGGATAACCACTTTTTCCCCCGTCTTACTTGTAAGTACCTCGAACTTATCCCCTACCCGCTTATACTCATTTATTCTTCCGAGATCTTCTGCCCGCAAGGCAACCCAGCAACCAAAGACAAATACATCCCGGGCTCGCTCCTTTGCTCCGGTAAGCTGCAGGTTGTAAAGCGCAGTTAATTCCCCCAGGGTTAGTGCCACCGTGTCGGATTCTTCCCAAGCATATTGAAATTCCGGATTCTCATATACTTTATTCTTATGCTTTTTAGCATCGTACATTTTTTGAAGGAAGGCCCCCAACCGGGCTACTATTTCTGCGATAGAATTACGGCTATAGTTACATCTAATTAGCCACTGCAGGAATTTCCGGTAGTCCTCAATGTTAAATTGGTACGTGAATCTGAACCCAGTTGCCGCCTCATATTTTTTTAGCTTTATCAGGACACTGCCATAGTTCTTGGCGGATGCTTCACTAAATCGGTTTCCGTCTTTCTTTAAAAGTGCGCCGGAACGCATGTCCTTTATCATCTGATCCCAATCTTCTTTGAAATCAGATTTCGTTTTCATAGACTTTCCCAGCTGCTCGTCCAGGTAGGCGGTTAGTTCATGACGAAGGATATCCTGCTCCTGAATCTCTGCATTGGCTACATATTGCGTTACCAACCGTTCTATCCTGTCAAGCCTTAATTTATCAGCTTTATTCTGACTGTCTGCCTTTATGCCGGTAGGGTATCTTAACCGGCCATCCTGACAATAATAAGAGGCGTATAGGTAATCATTTGCTTTAATAAACATAAACGTGGGTATGTCCAAAAGTATGTCCAGAAAAGTAAATATAGGTAAAATAAAATAAATGGGAGTAGGATTTAGGATAAGTATTTATGTAGTGTGGGCGTGGGTCTACGGACTTTGTCTGACAAATAGGATGCCCCCTGATACACACGCTATACCAACGCCGGTGGAACAAAATTTCATTTTATTGTAAGCCGGTAGCGGGTTTGAGAAATATAATTTTGTTTTATGTCTTTTTTTATGTCTGTTGATAAATTATGTCTTTTAATTATGTGGCGAAATTACGAACTTTCCGGCATGCCACGTTCAACAAAAGCCGGACATTTTTTAATTAACGGCCAGGATTATTTTTTCAACTTCGTCATTACCTGGGAAGGGAGGAACTATCATTACCGGTTAATCCAAGAGGAACAGGCTGACCTGTTAGCCGATTTCCTGCCGAAAGATCTGCATTTTGATGAAATAAACGGGGTGGTTCAATATGATGAGCGCCTGCAGACCGATGAGGCCCGGGAGATTGCAAAGGCAATTTGGAAGGGAATAAAAGATGGCAACCTATCCTAAGGGGTAAAGGTGTCCATGTCTTGTGTGAGGTCGCTGAACTTAACCCCTAAAGCCAGGGCAATTCGGATTAGCACCAAGAGTCCGGGCACATGGTGACCGTGTTCTATTTTTGAAAGATGGCTCATGCTCATTCCTGCACTGTACGCTACAGCCATCTGCGAGAGGCTCTTTTCGTCTCTTATTTTTCTGATCCTATTTCCTATTGTGTTCAGTATTTCCTGTTCACCATTCATAATTAATGGTAAACGTATGTAATATATACTATATAAAACATACTATATTTAGCATGTGATATTTAGTATTATTGCCTATATTTACTTCTGTGAAAGCCCAATTCGGGCATAGGAGTAATGAGGATCTCCCGGTTGTTTAGCCGGGGGTATCCTAAGTGTAACCCTCAAATCGTAACTATGAAAATGCAAATAGGCCCCTACTCTATTATCTTCCGTAAAAACGCCAAGGAGAAAAAGCTAGATATTGACATTTCAGGAAAGAAAGTGACATATAGGGTATTGGGTGAGTCGCTTACTCTGCTGGACGGATCGGTGCCGGAGGATCTCCGGCCGCAGCTGGAAAAAACAATCAAGATACATTTTAGGACAAAAGTCTAACTTATACAGAACTGGGTCCCGGCTTATTTAGGCTGGGTAAATAAAAGCCGCTCACATTAAGGCGGCTTTTATTGTATCACATCGTCGTTCTTATGGCGCATGCATTCGCTACATACGGCAGTATTGAAAAATTCTTGTACCGGTTCGCAATTACCTCAATGCGGTCATCCAGAACGGTGATTTGTAACTTAGAGCCATTCTTCATCTCAATTTCAATTATTTCCCCTGTCGCAATTACAAGCCTATCCGGAAAATAGGTTGAATCTGATTTTTTTGCCATTATTTTTTCATGCAATATAAAAGTAGGTCCTTTGTGGATAGTTAATCTGAAGTTAAGCCGCCCTAAAAAGAGCGGCTGGTGCTAAAAAATGTATCTCGATTATCCGTGTTCTTCCTGGTTGCCTTCGCTAACAACCCATTGATGGTCCGGATTATGTTTAATCATAGCTCGTCTGTATCCTTCTATGACAGTTTTAGCTACCTCGTTATCTATTTTATTCCCGTAGCCCAAGGCAAGGATCTTAATAATTTCTATCACTTCATTTTCTCTGTATAGTCTCATAATGCAAAGGTATGTCAGTGAGGGAGCATAATCTTACGGGTTCCCGTAATGAAAAAGCCCGGCAGAATTACCGGGCCTGATCATTTACCAACCATATTTATGAGAATTAAGTAAATATCTTTGCTGCTTGCTTGTAAATGCTCATAAAGGAATCCCATTCGCCTACCGTAGGATTATATTTTTTATTCCCAGTAACCCAGTCACGTTTGTACGCCACGCATAAATCATCTGGGTTTTTAATGTCCATCTTAGCTACTAACCGGGCATATCCACCTATATACAATCCCCTATCCTCTACTCTATCTACTAGGAAATCCAGCGAATCAGTGAATGAGGAAAATGCAAGGAATATCCGTTCTTTATTAGTTCCGTTTTCGTTTTTTACTACTGTCCCTACAATCTTGCCGTCAAACTTAGCTGGCCACCTACCGCTATCTGCCTGAGCGCCTACATAGTTTTCATTAATCCCTTTTGATCCGTTGGCGCTTTCAAACCGAAACATTATATAGGCAGATCGCTTTACTTCAGCCGGCACTGTTAGTCCCTGTAGGTATTTCACCACAGATCCCATCTCTACTTTTGTTTTCCTATATTGTACTGCCGGCTTCTCCGGATAGGCATTCTTCATAAATAATTTTTAAAACCCTCTTGTTAATATTGCTAAAAGCGATAGGACGTATAGCGCTATAACCACCGCAATAGCCGCTTTTGTTTCTACCTGTCCGTTAAGTATTTTCTTCATTTTCTATCCTGTTTGTTCTGCAAAAGGATTTTTACATCGACCAGGTTTTCATTTATCTTATCAAGCCTTTCGCTGGTACTTTTATTTTGCTGCTCCATATTTTGGTTAATTTCTTTTAACTGCGCATCATGACCGTCAAGCCTTCGTTCAATATTTACCGACTTCTCATAGTTCTGTCCTTCCATGGTACCACGGTTATATATGAGGGTTGAGATAGTTACTATCGCCCCTATTATGGCAATCATAAACTCCCAAAATTTAATAGGCCTGTTCATCATTCTAATCGTCTTGATAGGATTTTAACCGCTGCATATAACATTATCACTCCTTGTAAAACCAACATCCATTCGCTATGCCGGGCGCTCCACAAATAGTGCGGTATGTCTAAACACTGATTTATTACTACTGCCCCGAACATCATTGTTACGTCCCTGTCTCTTTTCATATTGCTTGTAATGTAAAGCCATGCTGATAACAGAATGAACAAATAGCATACCGCCTCACACAAATCATGCACATACCACTGTACACCGGTCCAGTACTTTTTATCCCCAGGAAACCAATACATAGGCCCCTTAGAACTACTCGACCAGAGCCGGTGAATATTATTGATCGGCCATGAAAGGATAAGCAATAGTAATATGATACTCTTTCGCGTCACGGCGTGGGCGGTTTTGGGCCTTTAGGATCAGTCCCACCAGGTCCATCCATTACAACGGTATCCTTCTTTGGCAGAAAACTGGTAGTCCAAACAGATACAGCTGCAGCAATAACATAACCGCATAACTCACCTATCGCCGCCTCGAATGGAGGGTTCCAAATGTCTTTTGCAATCAGCCATTTAATGCTTATGGCTATAAGAGATAACGCTCCAAATATCCATCTAAGAATTACAAAGAATCTTGGACTTTCGGTGCGTATGCGGTCAATAAAAACATAAACTATATTCATGGTGTTAGCTGTTTATTTAATTTGATACCAGTTTGTCCCATCAGACTGTACCCAGACAGTCGTCCCATTAGCAACGGTGGTTGTGCTAACTGCTGTGGGTGATAAATAGGCGCTTGTATTGACTGTACCGCCTGTATTGTAATTGATAATAACATATATCCGCCCGGAACAGCTGCTTGCTGAAGGAAATGTTAAAGTAATTCCGGAGGCAATAGCCCGTATCGTATGATGAGTATTATCTAGTGTAGTATTAGCATTCAAAGATGTCATAGGTAAAGACATAGCTCCTTGGACTTGTAAGGTGCTAGAAGGGGCTGTGCTTGGGCCGACACCCATATTTCCACTATCACCGTCTATGAAGGCCAATACTTTAGTAGTTGAACCTTTTGTGCTTTTGAAAGAATAATCAGCGAATACCGCATTACTACTATCGTAACTATTAAATTCCGTTAAGCCACCTCCTGGATTCAATCCTAATCCCTGTGAAGGAGAAAAATTAGATCGTTTAAAATCTATCCCCCATGTATTAACACGGGTATATATAACCATTCCTGAGTCTGCCCGGATCTTACCATTGGCGTGAATCATTTCAAGTGGGTTTGATAGACCGGCTCCTATTTTCCCTATTGTATACATTTTGGTGGTGTCACCCCAAATTAAATACCTACTTCCATTGTTAGTCCATATATCATAAGAAGGTTGTGAGTAATTTGGTTGACCTTTGCTTGCGTATTGAACAGCAAAGGCCCCACCTGCCGGTGAAAGGGCAAGCCAAACTGCATTGTTTGTTGAGTCATAATACTTATGCACTCTAGTAGTGTAATCCATATTCGCAGAAAGATTGGCTTCGGGTTGACCAAGCATTCCTACGGAAACGCGCAATTTCCCACCACCACTTGTACGCCCATCCCAAAATTCAAGCTGAGAGCTATTATTTGACGTATTGTAAATTTGAGCGTTACCGTTGACTGAAAACTTGTTATATATTTTAATGTCACTATTTGCCGTACTATCTCCAACTAACACTCTTCCTCGTAGGCTATCACTATAATTTGTAATTGCAAAAGGAAGGGAATAAGGGTCTGATGCTGTATTGCCAGCGGATGTAAGAAAACGAAAATCTGCGGTATTATTAGTAGCAATATAGAAGTGATCATCTATGCTGCTTCCATCACCTATTGCCCCGGTTCGAGTTCCATCAGACTTATAAAAGCTTACCAATGCGCCATTAGCCACTCCGGTGCTATTACCATATAAATCGATAAATCTATTACTTATTATTCGACTTGTTGTTCCTCCAGTTCCTAACAAAAGATTGCCGCTGCTTACATCAATGCCGCCGTTAGCCAAAATGTTCCCCCCAACTGTAGCACTCCCATTAATATTATAGGACGCAGTTTGCGGACTAGCATTCTGATTTTGGATGTATCCTGTACCACCCGTGGCCGGTGCCTTATTGTTAAAAGTGGTCCAATCAGCAGAAGAAAGCGCACCCCTATTAGTCGCACTGGCAGTTGGCAAGTTAAAGGTATGCGTACTTGTAGCAGAACTTATGTTAAAGTCAGTACCCGAGGTGCCTGTGCCAAAGGTTTGAGTTGCAGCTGTTAAGCTATTGAGAGAATAAAATGTTGAAAGTCTTGTCCAGTTGGCACTTGATACAGTATCTAGGGCAATATAAGGAATTGAGGTGGCTACTGTTGTGGATGCGGTGAACCACGGCCGGTTGGTTATCCCCTGCTGCGTATTGGGAAGGTTCCATAATACGGCATTATTAGCATTATCTGTGGTGGCCGAGCTTCCTCTATTCAACATAAACACATTACGGGTATTGCTATTAGCTGCCGAGGCATTGTATATTAGTCCATCTGAATAATTGTTAATCACTTGATTGCCCCGACATGACTGAAACAACATTGCATTACCTGTAACATCAAAAAACCTATTCCCATGTATTATACCATTCTTGGCACCATTGAAAGTAACCCCAACTCCTGTGCAGCCGTGAATAGTATTGTTTGAGAAATTTAAATTTTGAGTGCTATCACCAGAGGTGTTATTGACAATTACGGCAGTAGAAGCGGTGGACCCATAGATCTTATTGCCAATTACAGTTGCCGCGCTTGTGGTGCTAATTTGCAATGCTGAATTAGTGGCATTAATATGATGTGAAATGGTATTATTGCTTACTGTAACGTCGTGCTGCCTAAGTCCATCTTGGGCCTCTACGCTTATCCCTTTCAATGTCACGCTATCAATTACGTTATTGGATATAATAGTCCCGTAACCATTACCTCCCAAATCATCGGGAATTGCTCCGAAGAATGAATCGCTACCATTGCCCGTAGCTGCTATGCCTACTCCTGCATTGGTAATCACGTTCCCAGTTATTGAGAACCCGCGTCCTCTCGCTTTAATGCCAGATCCAGCCACATAACGAAATACACACCCACTTATCGTAGCATATAAAGCCGAGGACAGATACACCCCATTATCGAAAAGACTATCTCCCCTAATGTTACTTATAGAATAAAGCTGAGCATCATCCCCCAACAACACTACACTACCATTATTTCTAGCATGTGCATTGGATATAACACTATAGCCATTCCATCCAGGAGTATCAAAACCGTCGTGAGCGACATAAATAGCAGGACAAAAGCTCGCATTGGTTTTATGCGTATCATCCAAAAATCCTATATGATCTATATTATTAGCGTAAAATTTATAAGCCTTGCGGAAAGCAACAGCCCCTTGTTTATTCTTTGACCGGATACCATCAATTATAGCATTATTACAACTATCTATTTGGAGATACAGTTTGAAAGTAGTGGACGCCAATTGAAAAGATGTATAATTCTGAATACCATCGAAATTGCAATTTTTAACAGTCAGTGCATTACACCCATAAAAAACAAACGTTCTTTCTCTAAGTACATTCTCGTAGATCGTAGCGCCATTGAAATCAACAATCAAACTATCCTTATTTGCAATGCGTATACTGTCATCCAACCGGTACCTACTACCAGCACCAAAGACAAACTTTTTATATGGGAGAGCAAATACATTTTTAATTGCAGCACTTGCATCACTTCCACCTGTAGGGTCTAAGGGTGCCCAATCTACGCTAATTCCCCTTGAAGGATCAAATACTCGATCCCATACATCACCGAAAATATTTGGGTACCTAATAATTTCATCCCCAAAGGCAAAGTTTTTATTCCTTCGGAATAAACCACCACGCTGAGGATCAGTAACCACCATTAGCATAGCTTTACCTGTATAGAACTCCATCAACTCCACCGTCTGCACGGTGTCTATAGGGAAATTGGCTTTTGTAGTAACACTATCCCAATAGGCTGACAAGTCCGCAAAACCGGTTGCAAGTGGCGTCATGGTATTCCCCTTTAGATAGTATAAAAGGCTGTCTATATTGCGATATACCAACATGCCAGGTGCTTTCATAGTAGCATCGGATACGCCTGTATCCCGACGTGGAAGGAATAGGGCGCTATCCATTTTAACGCCGTTCTTAAATTCGTACAATTTACTGCCTTGCACTATCGGCGGATAAGTCTGTGCCTTAAGAATAAATGGAAATAATATTAATAATATGGTGATTAATCTTCTCATATTGTCTGTATTCGTATCCTCTCACCGGAGTAAAAAGCAGGGATGAATATTATCGTCCCGGTTCCGGTTGGGATAATGAAATTTGCCCCTGTTCGGTACTGATATAAACCCTCTCTGAATACCTTCACCTTCTCCCCTGCAATCACTGGGGAAAAGAAATTAGTTGCTCCATTGGCCGGAAATCCGGGATCTCCTACTGTAAACTGAATGACTGCCATAAGAAAAAGGGCGGCACTAAGGCCGCCGTTTTAAGGTAATAGGCCGAAGCATTCAAACACTCCGTCCGGTGTATCAAAAGGACATGGTGAATCTTGTGAACGCCATTTGGCAGAACCGTTCCATTCTACGTTATCCTCTAGGTTCTCAGTCACAGGCGCACGCGCGTCAATAGTAACTGTTACATCTGAAATGTGAGTTTGGGAACCGGTGCGGTAAATGGCGTAGTATTGACCATTTTTACGCTTTAAAGTATTGTAGAAGTTGCAGTTATTCTTATATGAAGGATCTCGCCAGGTAAGCGTGAAATCACGGCCTAAGATGGTTTCGATATCATCACCATAACCAGGTCCAGTAATCGGATCAGGAGCATCTAACGCGCCTACCACTTTAGGAATGATAATAACATCCTCACTTTCGATTCCAGCTTGCCACAAAGGGAAACTGCTGGGATTAGCTGCGAGTGTAGCTTTATATGCTGCAGAAACGAACCCTACCGACCGTATGCGGCCTTTCTCGTAGTCGTCGCATGGATCACACTGATACTCTGGTAATTCATCAGTATCACACCCCGGATAATATACTGTAGCCATTTTACTGGTATTTTTTAGTTTAATCGCATTGGCAAAGACCTAAACAGCCTTTCGTGTATTGTAATTCGACTCGGTATCTGATTGAAAAGAAAATATGCTCAGGTTTTAAGTAGTAGCTAACTCCTTGGAACTCCTGCGAAAACAGCGACCGGCTGTTATGATTGGCGCTTACTGAAAGAATGTTAACATAACTTACCCCATCCACTTTATCTTTGTCTGGCATATTAGAAGCAATCGCGGCTTCCAACACATCAGGTTCAACTTGCACCTTTCGGCGGTCAGCCATAACCACTAAGTCCAGATCATAGTTCTGAGTAAAGGATGTATACCCGTCGCCATAACTCTGCACTTTATTCTGTGTGTAAGAAGAATTAGTAATCCGGTGATAAATGGTTAATTCATTAATATCGTCGAAAGTCAGCCACTTAACTTCACCTGAATTAGCAACTATACCGGGTAAGAACTCATATTTATCATCCTTTTTTTTTGCTACTGGGTAGGCTATGCCACCAAAATAAGCAGTCGGAAAGGCGGTTAATTTGTCCTTTAGTGCTGTATTAATTGTGTGTACTATGTTACCCAAAAAGGCCATTGAGATAGTCCTCCCCGACTGAGTTTACTAATTCTAATTCCATTGCGCTTAGATCATACGTTCCCGGATTGGCTTCTTCCTGCCAAGTTGCTTTATCGAAATTGGTTTTGTTGTTGAAGCCTAACCCGTATTCATTACCTTCCGCAACTGGAACAAAATCCTGCTCCATTTGGCGTGTTAAAGAGAGAATCTTCTTACGATCGTTACCTCTATTGTACTTTTCGCGAACCTTTAAATAAGAGTTCTTGTAAGTGCCTATCGGTTCACCATTTGCTTTTTCTCCCTTTACATGAATACGTTGCCTGATTTCGCCAGCCAAACCCAAAACGATAATCCTCATGAACGGCTCCGGATTGGATTGCAGATCTTTTAGCTGTAGTATTAATTCTTGTACGTTCTCAGCCATTACATCATGCTTTCACGAAAATGAATCGCCCCATTCTGCTGAAGGGGACAATCGGTTTCGTTAGATATACAATCAGAATTTTCTACATCTATTCCCTGGACTGCATATGAAAGTTCCTTTTCGTACTGCGTCAAATAATAATCAGATAACTCCCTTGCTTCTCCTTTATCTATCGTAGTATATCGGTTGATTCTGTTGGAGTAGATGTTTTCGATCATTAACTCGTGACCGAGCAGATACCAAAGAGAGGTAGCAAGAAGGTCTTTATGTTCGCAAGCAATACATTCTACGGTTGCACGTTCATTGATCTGGTAGCACTCATTGAGCTTTGCCATGAATGATGTACGAAAACGTAATAACCCGCGCTTTTGAACATCCTGCCAAACACCTACATAGGTTATTTGCTCTGAATCTGCGATCTTATCCACCCTTTCCAGGGTGATGCCCGGCAAGGAGTTGATGAACAACCCACTTGCCGGATCACCTGTTTGGCAACCTGCTAACCCAATAAAATCTGTGAAGCAAGAAAGAATATCCATGATCAGGAGTTGGTGATGGTGTAACGCAGGGTGCCGTTGTTACCGCTCAGACGGTCAGTACCGCAATCACTGTAGATAGCCTCATTCTGATAAGCATCAGACGGAATGTTAAACAAACCGAAAGTCTTAGAAAGAATTAAAGCGTAACCACGGTTGATAGGTACAGTACCGTCGCAATCGCTTTGGATATCCTGCGGGCAGTCAAAATATTTTAGCTGAGCATCAATTTCCATCGCGTCGTAACCGCCATTACAGTTAGGACACTGAACCGGTAAAGGCAGCGTGAAGAATTGGGAAACACCCTTGTTGCCGGCACGGAAACCTTGGTAACGGACAATATCAATCAAACCAACAGACCCCTGAGAGAATACTCCCACCTGGTTGGTACCCCAAGCAGCTTTTGCATAGAGGTCATTGTACCAGCGGAACCCAGTAAAGCGGGACATATCCACGCCGGCAGCGTTACAACAAGAAACGGCCTGCTGAATGCTAAAGCTGTTCATGATACCACTACCTACGATATCGATCTGTCCGCAGAACTCATTTTCAGATGCATCGGATAAGATCTTAGTAATACCGCTTGACAGGTCGTATTGGGTAGCATCTTTCGGAATGTTTACAGTTTGAGCAGTATTGGTGCCAGTCACCACGTTACGCCCAAACTTGATGGCCTGCAGCGTTAATAGATCCTGGTTAATAGCACCTACTAAACCGTTCACAGAGTTCATAATGTCACCCATGAACTCATTCATTAACTGAGTGCTAGGTTGACCTACTGCAACCGTGCGGGAAGCATCGGCACAATACTTAGCCATTGTTTCGTCATCGATGAAGAAGGCAACCTTGCGGAAATTAGTAGTTGCCAGCTGTGCTTCCAACCATGCGGGGATATAATTGATATCGCAATCGTCCTCAGTGGAGGTTTGAGAGGGTACAATTCGTTTTTTATACTTGTAACGCACATCCTTCTGATGGCCGTTACCATCGCTCAGTGTGAGCAGTTGAAGGGAAGGTTTGTCTTCCAGAAGTTTTTGCAGAAATCCTGCGGGCGTTACCTTATAAGCAGGAGTATTACACTGAGCAATATCGCTCAGTTGTGCGAGTATCGAAGGGCAGAAACCATTCGCCATTGTAGTAATAATTAAGAAGTAAGACCCTCTTAACTACCTGTATTTACAAATGCGGCTTGGGCTTGTTGTATCTTAGCTAGTAAGGCGTTATTAACCGGAGCCCCATTTGGAACAGTAGTTGGAGGAATGCCATTGGGTGGCTGTAGCCCGGTGGGTCCGGCAGGAGTCTTGTTTACTTTAATGATCCTCGCAGCGGATAAAACCTCGTCGCGAAAATCACGATAAGAAACAAGTTTGTTGTCTTTGTAGAAGTCTAGCGCTTCATCCGAAGCCTGAACAAGTTGTAACACGCCATTTTTGTTAACGACCTTGGCGCCTTGGGCCGTAAGTTCTTTATTTAACCGCTGCTCCGCGAGTGTTAGCATTGTTTCCCTGTCGAATTGATCTTCAGCGAGGTCCACTTCAGCTAATGAGTTGCGAAACAGTGTAGTTGTAATTTCATTTTGTGCTTCCAAGCGGATTTGCTTAATTTGATCATCATATTGTTTGATCAGTTGGGCTTTGTCCTGATTCAATTTATTTATCTGTTCCTGAAGATTAGCCTTGTCGGACTTCCCAGCGGCTGATTTTTGGGTCTCTAAGTCGCGGACCTTTATAGCCAGGGCCTTAACACGCTCATAAGTATTCTCTATGCCTATTATTTCTTGGCGGGATGCTTCGTCGAATTCAAATTCTTCCAATAGGGACTGGATGTTTTTGTCCACTCCGTCCAAAACAGAACTCCTGAAGTGCTTTTTAAGTGCCGGATTGTTTTTTGCTGATTCCTCTGTCAATAATTTAGAATTCAGCGCTTCATTTAAATCATCTGGTATTTCTAGATTTGCACTCAGAATGTCCGCGAACGCTGCGCTTTCGGTGTCATAACCCGCCTTTTTAGCCAGGTTGTTTAAAAGTGTCCCTATCTTAACAGGCATAAATATTAATTTGATAAATTACCGGCCTTTACAGCCCTTGCAACCGCCACTCTTAGGCTTTGGCGGCATCTTCGGTTTGTTTACTTTCGCCATCGGTATTGTTTTTAGGCTTCGGGCCTGGTTTAGCTTTTTCTTTAGGCGGTTCGTTCTGATCTTCTCCCACCTCTTTGGCATTTAGCAATTCCTGAATCTGTCGCTGCTGGGCAAGCATTAACTCTTGCTGCAACTCCATTTGCTTTTTCAAAGACTCCAATTCAGAAGTAGGCGCAACCACCTTAGACGGTGCAGGTTGTTTATTCAATTCGGCCATTTCCGCCTCAGTAGCTGGAATGATAGTCACAGTTTCCTTTGCTGCGTTTTGACTGCCCGCAATTCTGGCGTTGAATTTTGACCAGAATTGGCGCGTCTTTGTGCTTCTGGGAATAAATGATTCCCGACCGTCCTGAATTAGTTTATCAAAAAGTTCCGCCATAAATAATGTTCTAATCAAAAATAGATATTTTCTATAATAGAATTATATTTTCATAGATTTTATCTATATATTTGCTATATAATTCAGTTTATGAGTAAGAGAAGCGACGCCAAAGATTGGCTACTGACAAACGTTCCACCGGATATTAAGAAGATTGTGGAAGACTACAAGGATACTAAAGCAAAAAGATGCGGGTGCAGGTTTGGGAATAGCCAAGCTATTTATAGTCTGCTGAGAAAAGCGAATAAATTAAATTTGCCGGATGCAGAATTCGCAACCCATTCAGTCCTGCCCGATATGTAACCGGCCATTGGAGGAACCATTTAAAGGGCTTTTATCCTGTTATGAATGCATGGTAAGTGTAGATCCAGCAACGGGAGAAGTGACCAGGAAGAAGCCACAGCATGGTATTATTAAGAAGATAACAGATAAGTTAAAGTCGTTTTTATGGCTATAAATGTACGTGAACTACGGATTGGGAGCATAATATATTATGAGGGCGATACAGAACTTAACGATGCTTGGTTCGGAGAAGATGTTATTGTGGCAGAGATCAAGGAGGAAGAAATATTTGCGTATTCCCTTTCATGTTATCTTGATGGCTGCAAAAGGTGTTATCATATTAAGAAGCCTTCATGTTTTGAGCCAATACCACTTACCGAAATATGGCTAAAGAAGTTTGGCTTCGTTACTGCAGATTACGAAGTAGATCAAATAATATGGGATTACAATGATCATTTTTGCTTGGTACAAGATGGTGTACCGCCGGAACAACAACCAATAGTGTTTGAATGGGAGGATGGTGCAAATAACCATGAGACTCATATTCGTTACGTCCATCAGCTGCAAAATTTATATTATGCTCTTACTGGTGAAGAACTGAAAATAGAGGAAAGTTAATATTTGCTAAACTATATCCTTAAACTTTTCCCTTAACTCTTTAGGCACAAAACTATCCGGCACAGGGAAAATTGAGTGTTGGCAGTTCCAGCCACCGGCATACGTCATGAAGTTGCTGGTATTTGTTCCCTTAATCATGCCTTCGGGTAATCCAGTTTTGCTATTAATGCCGCAGTCCTGTTTCTCGAATTCCGGGAATTTACCGGCCAAAAGATCGGGTATTTCGGATTTATGAAAGAATTCCTTTTCTGTCATTGCCAGGCAAAAGCATCGTGTAGTGGTTATATTAGATCCCACATACCGGTACCAAGGGAACTGTAGCCCTTCGGCCACGGTTTGGCTGTAATTACGGGAGTATTGGGAAACGGAAGTAGTTGTATAGGTCTTTAAGTACCGGCTCATTATCCCGTCCCCGGAATCAGTATTAGTGAGGTTGGTGCGCAAAGATTCGCTCAATTCCTTATAGCTCCCACCGGTCGTAATTGACTTCTGAAGAAGTCCTTTAATGGGCTCTATGACATTCGCGGTTAACCCGGCTTCCGTAAGGCCGTCTAATGTAAACTGGATGGACTGCTCCCTTATGGCCTGCAGGACTTTTGAGGGTTTGAACTTTTCCGTTACTGCTGAAAAATATTGGTTCTGGAGCTTGGCAATGTCATTATAGCTCTTAATATAATCGGTTACCTGTTTAGTATAGCCTACGTCAAAAATGATCTTCTGTAACCTCCGATTTATATCGCCGATAAGACGAACATTCTTCACCGTGGCGGAAATCTGATCTCCCTTCGTATCAAGGTCTTTTAATAACAATAGTATTTCGTCCAGCACCTTTTGTTGAAGGGCGGGTACTTTACCATTGAAGGATTCTGCTGCACCTTCAACAGTATCGCTAATCTTTTTTATCAGTTCTGCCGGTGTCATTAGGTTAATTGTGCTATTTGGTCAGCCTGCTGTGGTGTTGTAATAGTTTGCGGTGTTCCAAGTTGCGCGCGTGCTTCTTCTTCGCTTACTCCAAATCTTTGACTTACCAAAGCCACTGCTGCATCCAGGTCATAAACACCAGAAGCGACCGCTTTTACAATCTCGATCATGCCTGTTAAACCACCTACTGAGGATCTTAATGCAGAGGTAGGATCATCCGGATTCCCGCCTAATCCCTGCATAATCTGATCTTTAACTGAGTTCTTTTTAATTACTTCATTTGCGTACTTTTCAATTATTTTCTTCCGCTGTGCCATGTCAAGGGACGTGAAGTTGTCGTTTTCATCTATTGCTCTTCTGACGAACTGCTGAATGTTGGCACTGATCACATAATCCAACTGAGTTATGCCTCCGTTGGAAAGACGAACCATCTTATCTTCTTCAGAGATGTTAGGGAAAGGATCAAGTTCAAACACGGTTTCCAATTCATCCTTGACCTCATGGTCATTATAAAACTTCTTGGATGCGTACTCGATCTGCATCTGATTAAGAATCACCGGGCTTAGCTTGTTTTGATTAGCTTTTGCTATGTCATCCAACAGTAGCACGGATGAAAGCAGGTCAAACTTCTCTGGTACTGCAATAGAAGGTAACATGCTATTGCGCTCCTTTTTGTTCGGCACCAGATCCTTATATCTATATTCGTTAATAACATAATATGTCCAGTCCATTACAGCTACAATGTCCTCAGCTACCGAATGGACGAAGTTATTAAGCTCATCCTTGTCCACTTCTTTAGCCACTCCGCTTTGATTGAGAGGTGTATTAGCAAGGAACTCCATGTTCACGGCTGCCAAAGCACTGTAAAGCTGTTTATCTACCTGGATATCTATCTTATCCACCATTAAAGCCACATCCGTTTTCTGGATATAACCAGCAGGTGGAGTGGGAACATTAGCCCCTCCGCCTTCCATTTGTGACTGAGGTCGCAAAACGATATTAGAATAAGGTGATGTTTGAATATATCCTACCCCGTGGCATTGCTGACAGTCGCATTTGTTGTTATTTATCGTTTCGTATCCTTTACCGCCACAATGCCGACACTCCGTTTGACTATAGATCCACTTGTCAGAATGTACGTGCTGTACTATTTCCGCCTGCAGGTCACTGTAAATACGGGCCGCTTCATCTAAGCCGGGCACCATATCCTGAATACGTGATTCATATATGAAAATATTGTCCAATGCTTTATAAAATACCCCTCCTAACCTGCGTATAGGCGCGAAACCTAACCCGTGTGGCCGACTCCATTCTAAGGACATTTTATAACCCAAATCGACCTGCACCCACCGCTGTATAGAAACCGTATCTATTATATATATTATCAGTCCATTGGTATACTTTGTGCCACGGCTATCTTGGTAGGTATAAGAATCTGCTGATTTGAGGACCGCATAATCATCCATTGCGTAGTCCAATACTTGGTCGGAATGGAAGATATAGGAATAAGGCTTCAGAAACTCAGTCTGTTCTACATCCCATTCAATGGGCCAAACCGCTTCTATCGCGTTGGCGTCGATCTCCATCGCCTTCAAAAGAACTGAGAATACCCAGTTAGTAACGCTTCTAAAATAAGGATAGTGATCCTCACAGTATGCCTGCAGCGTTTCATCTTCCCTTCCAGCGACGATAGGCGGGATGTCAGTTGGATAATTAATGGACCAGTCTTGTGAACGGCGTATCTTTGACAGAGATGTAATTACCTTACCAATGGTAGACTTAGTTTTCGGCACGTAGATCTTTTCGCGGTACTCTTTGATACGCTCGCTCTCAGACGGACGGCGGCATTCAATCACATCTTTTGGCATGTCGCCTTCAGCATGCACTCTTAGAGCCTCGTAAAGCTCATTAGCCTTATCATACGCCTTGTATTTTATCTGGCCGCTGGCGTACTGTTCAATAAGATCCTTAGTAACTTGAATAGGCATCTTAGTATTTTGATCGTTCGCTTATATATGATTTCTTGTCCCGCACCTGGTACGGCTTTTTGATGCCCATTACAGAGGCGTAATGAGCGGTCAAATTATTATAATGAGCCTTCGCGTATTCCGGTGTTACATTACCTCCTATTGAGTACCCATAAAACATCTTTGACAACTGATAAGGTTGTAAGTGTCTATGTTTTTTGTCCCTAAAGTGCCAGTAAATAGGCAACCAGTTATCTTGATGTGGCCCTACTCCTGTTTGCATTGTCGCTATGATAAAAGCAAGCTCGTCCGGCATGGCCGATCCCGCAAATGTCTTTGTACCGGGTTTAGGTTTATCGAATGCCCGCTGAACCTTCTTAAAGTAGTCCTTTGCCTTAGTTCCTTTTTCAAAGTAAACAAGCTCACTATAGTATATGTAAAGAGGGTTCTCTGCTCCTACCATCTGCCGGAGTTCCGCAGGATCGGCCCAGTAACACATCTCTTTTGGCCCTTCATTCATGATTGTGAAATCAACCCCTCCCAATTCTTTTACTAAATCAGATACCGACCTTCCGGCCATCCAAACCATATCCACATCCAGGAAAAGCGTTTTATCGAAGGGTGACAGTTCATACATTCTTGTCTTTGGCTTAATGTAATCCGGCTGATCCTTAGTATGCCATAATGCATGAGGTGGGACCTGTTCAGAGTCAAATAGACCTTGTTCCTTATCTGACAAGGAATATAGTCCTCCGTCATGGCTAAGATGAATTTTGACGGAAGGGTCATTCACCTTTAAGGAGGCGGCAAGATTGACTGCCATCCTTAAATAGTTCTCATGTCCCATTGCTATTAGTAAAACTCCTGTCATACTTCAATAATTGCAATCCTTTCCCCGGCATACCCTACAGGCACGAAGGTTACAGTACCGGTAGCAGGATTGGTTGAATAATAGTTGGCCCCTGTTGTGTATTGTATCAGACCTTCCCGGTATACTTCCATTTGAGTTTCAGACAGCCCTTTCAAGTTATCATCCTGGTAAGTTGCTTGTTCATTGACCATTTCAAACTCCACGCTATATTTATCGGGACATGCCGGCGTAACTCCACCCGACCCATCACAATCATCTATTAACTCAATGCCACATTCAAAACCGCAGTTGTTGTTAACGTAATTATGTGAATAATCAGTTATTCTGAATTCGCCTGGATTTAAAGGGGCGTTTAGCTCCTCAGCGGGCGTGATTGAATAATCCCCTTCCTGAGTCATCCGGTGATTAACCCCCGAAAAGGAATTGGATATGCTTACAATGTCATGCTTAAGCGCGATCATCAGCTTTTCGTGCTGCAGATCGCTCAGATACCCAACCGTACCTAGCCAATCCTTTTCAATGATGGTAGAAGTTCGCTGTTTAACGCCGTTGGATTTCCGGAAAATGTTCTCCGTGACGTTGAACCCAGGACGCCGCAGATAAAAAGGAACACGGATCTGATTTTCAGTTATCCTTGTCGTTCCGTTATCATCATATGCCACATATTTAAATCCGTATCCATTTTCCTGATTGTAATATGTAATAACCGACGTATAACAGTCGTTTACTTCTCGATAAAACAGGTTAGAACACTGCCTTACTACCTTTTCTTCGTTTAGGATACAATACCTAAAGCACTGGCCTGGGCCAACGATGCCACCTATATCGGTCGCCGGGAAGTTCACATACCCATAACCATAGTTATTGGTAAGATCAATGCTTCGGGCTATGCCTGCACCATTATAAAAAACAACTATTCCAGTAATTACCGGAACTTCACAGCAATCAATAAAGTCCAGCCCTGGTAGGTCAAATACATATGTATCGGAAACGACTTGTAGGAACTCTTCTAGAGTGTAAGTTCCTTCTGGCACTTGTGGCTGGCCGCCTTCGGGCGAGTAATTACCCACTAAAATCGGGAAATCGTCTGCTGATAATTCGTGTCCTCCTGTTCCGATGAACTTATAATGGTTACATGTGGGGACGACTTCATAGTCAGGATCATAAAGCAGCTCACAATCCTCAGAGCAAACAGCGGCATAAAGTGGTGTGGCTACAGAAAGCAATTCATCCTCTACTTTTATCTGAAACTTCACGCCTAAATTATCCACTACTGGTAATGCGGCCTGTCTTGTGTCGCCGTAACAATCCAGCACCTCAGAATTGAAGTCTACAAAAGAATTATATGGTGATCTTATAGCCATTATTGAAATTCTAAAGTCCATCCCTGGCCTGTGGCCTTGGTTATATCGGCACTTGTTATGCCCGAAAGATTGAACAAGACTATTTTAGTTATGTAACCGAAATTAGCTCCTGCTACGTTTGTCACGCTATCCTGTGTAACTTCCGTGTCCCCTGGATTAAATGTGAAGGTGTTGGTCGGTGACGGTAACACGCTTCCTGGATATGCCCTACATGCCTCAGAATTGGTACTTGTATTGTAAACGCACTGCCCCCAATTGAAGGTGAATCCAGCAGGTGCAGGTATATTCCCCACACTCTTCGCGGTTAATTTCAGCTTATTGTTCGGCTGTAATCCGGTAGTCAATTCAGCTAATAGCTCAATAGCAAACGGCGGGGCTGGCATTTCAAATGTCCCTGCCCCATAGTTCTGACCTACCATCGTTTCAGAACAATAAGGCACAATGAACACACTCCATGTGCCAGGTGTGATTCCTGAAACGGTGAATGGATGTGAAGTAGTGGTTCCGGAGAAGCCAGTTCCGGAACCCGGTGTACTACCTTGACTTATTATGTAGTACCATAGTGTGGCTCCGGCATTACCTTCTGTGAAGTCAATATCAGCTGTGCCGGCGTCAAAATCGAAATTATCCATTGTAACACTGCCATCTACGATAGTGGCCGTACATTCTTCCGGTGGTACGACTGGCGGCAGTTGAGTATTGTTCTTTGGAATAGCTGTTATGGTAGCCATACCCTCGTTTGGCTTGTAGGAAATACTCTTTATCCAGGCGAAATTGTCTGCCCCATTACACTTTACGTTGATGCTTTTGAACTTCAGCGTTGAATCGTTTTTAATTCGCTTGAACAGGTTGTAGTTCATCGGATGGTCGAAAGTTAGTATCTCCGGATAAGTGATAGGAATGGCATCGGTCTGATCGTCAAATGATGCTATGGTGATAGAGTCATTTTCAGCTATTGGCTGCCCTTCTATATTGCAGTTGTTGAGTCCAAACTTTGCAATATAATTCGCCTCGCCACTGGTGAAGATTAATTTGCTGTCGTTATCGATATTCCGCAATCCTTGCATGATATAGTTAAACCATCGCATAGCATTGCGCTCTGGGCTTATTCGACCATTATAGCACCTATCCGCCTCATTTACATTGCTAACACTGTAAGCTGAATCAGCAAATGTTTCTAATGAATAGGTTATTGGCGAACCCTCCCATTTTAGACAAAATCCAAATATATCATTATCATACTTCCAATCATCTGTACCTGTATCCAACCTTCGGGTAATCTCTATCGTATAGGGAGCAGTAATTATATCACTATTGACCTCCAATTCTTTACTTACTGCGTTGATATTTACCCTATATGTCCGTTTGGTCATTAGTTCATCCAATCCACTATATTGCTCGGCGGTCCATTTATTATACCCAACAGCCAAACGATTATATAGCCTTTCAGTATCAATTGTCCTAACTATATTAGATGCGTCATTAAAAATAATTCCAACATCCGCCTGGTAGAAATAGCGCCAATCTTCAAATCTGAGCCGATTAAATCCTTCCCTGTTAATGTCTAGTTCTATCGTAAGGCCAATATTCCATATAGCCTTTAGTTCTTCAAACAATTGTTTTAAGGTAACAAAGAAGCCAGGTTGTGTCCCATCTGTTAATAATCGGCGACGTATATTTAATCCATTAGAAATGGCAAAAGCGCCCGCGCATGTTTCGTTGAGTATAGAGTAAGGTTGTGAAGTTGTTCTGCCGAAAAAAGTAGAATAAAAACGTATTCTATTATTTGTTATACTTTCGACGGTTCTACTAATCGCCTCATTTATAAGGTATGATTTAGCTAATGTCGGATCACATTGCGAAACGGTTTGAATATCCACGGAGGTTTCCGGGTCCCACTCTATATCCACAAACCAATTTGGGGGATTACCTGGATTTCCAAGATTAGTATATAATGATATAAACGCACTTATTTTGTCACCATAATACGGACTATCGCCAGTAGGATTTGCTTCAAGTAAAACCTGCCCCGTAATCGTAACATCAAAAACATTCGAACTTTGAACCCCACCCCCGACAAATTGGCCAAAAACAATTTGTATTCTATTTAAATATGGATCATCTACGGAAGTTGCCGTTTGCCCCTGATTGACTATAGCAAAAATATCAATCTCCCTACTAGCTGGTGCCTGCTCTTTTACTGTCCCTTTAAGCCTAATTGTATAATTAAACAATTCATTGTAACAGCTCTTTTGTGTTTTAAGGGTTAATAATGGACTAAGATTTGTGGGCTGAAGCGGTTGGGCTGGGCTAACGTAATATAACGAGGTGCCCGCCATATCTGATTGTACTATTTCCTCCTTCACATTTACCACCAAAGAGGGACGAATAAAAATAAATGTGCCTAAGGAATTTATTAATCTTACGGGCGTCTCATCTATGTTAAAATCTGTACCATCAGATTCACCGGATGTTTTTTGGGGTATACCCCTGCTTGGAACTTCTAAGTCAAAATTTAAATAATCATAGTCAGTTAAAACGGTTGTTTCGTCAAAGGCAATATTACTATTGAGATCTACTCTTTGTTCATAGTTATTTCTCAATTTCATTATATCGTTTTTGTCCTCTAAACCAACACTCACAATACATTCAGTCCCACAAGTATCAGAAAATTGGTCAAATGCCAGCTGACCTTCGTAAAATGTATCATATTGTCCCTCTTCGTTACACTGGAACTCAATCCTTAGGCCCATATCCCCATCCACGCCGCGCGCCTCATATTCTTCTTTTATTAATGAGGCGCCCTCACCGTAGAATTCCAGCTTATTAAACGAGTACCCAAAGAATATCCCATGCCAATCTGAATCACGGGTTATATTAACGGTAACATCTTGCCAACCGCGCGGATCGTCAATCTGCGTTTCATCCCCTTCGGAGCTAATTAATATGAATCTCCATTCGCTCACTTACTGCTGTATCTTTTATTTAAGTATGATTTGCGTTGGGACATTGAGGTCTGATATTGGCTGAAGCCATTACCATCCCAATTGTTAACTTGTAAAGGGATTTTTTCAATTTGCTTCCCTATTACGGCGCCTAATTTGTTATAGTCAATCTTAACTCCTCCATATGTAGTGGACACGTTCTGTTGAACTTCTGGAATAGGAATATTATACTTTTCTAATATTCTCCCGGTTTCCAGGGTGGGAATTACCTTTGCTCCTTTTGGCAAGTTCAAAACGGTAGGCTTCGTTGCATACCCCCATTGACCATTGGCATAGTATAGTTCCGGGCCGGCTTCACCAATCAGCGATGGGCCACCTTTTGCACTTTTAGTACCCTTGGCATAGGCAGGTATAGGTCTGGATTGAATGGCTGCTATCTGAGCTAAAGCGGTGGCAATAGTCGCCGCGATATAAACCGGCCGCAGGAACACCGGGATACTATTGTCGGATAGCACTTTGAGGATAGCTAATGATTGTGAAATAAAGGCTTGGAACAAAGCCGCCTGCTTATCTCTTACAGCTTGGTCGTGTTGCAGCTTCTTTACAGCCCTATCATATTGCTCTTGACTAATTAATTTAGCGTCCAATTCCCTTTGTAGTTCGGCTATTTGGGTATTAGTTTGATTTTGGCTAATCTCATTGAGTGAGCCGGCAATATTTCCTGCGCTAGTAATGAGGAAGTCACGCAGTGTTAATTCGGCCTGTTTTTGTTTTTCTATTCGCTCTTGCGTCTTTTTAAGTATTTCATCGTTTTTCTTCTGTTCCGCATCCAGTTGATCTTGTGCGTTTTTGGCGCCATCTAATACTTGCTGTCTGTCTGCATTGGTAAGACGCGTGTTATGATCCACCTGGGCTTTTTCCAAGCCGCCCAAAAGTTCTTGCCTGGCCTTCTTTATTTCATCATTGGCCTTTAACTCAATAAGTAAACGTTCATTGATTCCTAAATCAGGATTGGCAAGATCAAGACGGGCTTTTGATTGGATAAGCGCTATTTGAGCAACTAACTTTTCAAACCCATCCCGCGCCTCAATTACAGCGGCCTCATTGGCCGCGACCTGATCTTTAAGAAATGCTTGTAAGGACTTTTTCCGATCTTCAATAGCTTTCTTTGATATTTCTTCGGACTCATCTGCTGCTGACTTTTGGGCTTCCAGTTCTTTTGTGCGTCTTTCAAGTTGAAGTTTGAATACTTCTTCATTCTCTTTATCAAACTCTTTTATACTAGCAATATCTCCACTATATGTAGCTCTTCGCACTTTAGCATTATATATTTGCTGGTCTAAGGCCTTAACCTCCAAAGCAAGTACCTTGCTCCTTGCTGCGCCACTTGCTTGTAAAATTGCTATTTCTTGTTGCAAACTATTCAATCCACCTATTCTGGTATTTCTCAGCCCTTCTTGAATTTGAAGCTCTTCATTTAACTGTTCATTTAATTTTCTAGTTGCTTCGGCTAAATCTTCTTGGGCATCAGTTGCTTCGTCTGAATTATTAGAAAAAATTAATAACGCTCCTGCAACAGCACTTATAGCAAGTAATAATAACCCGGCTGGATTAGCAGCCATCACATCATTTAATAGGCTTTGAGCCGCAATAGCAGCGTATCTGACAATTGTAAATCGGCTCTGTGCAGCTGCTTGTAAATTTGTTTGCAGAATTGCTATTCTTTGTAAGGCCAATTCAGCCCCTATATAAAGGGCACTTTGCTTTTGTAATAATTGTTGTATTTGTTGTACACCATTTAACACAGCCATGGCGGCACTTAACCTCAGTAGCCCCTTCTGTAAATCATCTGTATTCTCCCCAAACAAAGCAGCTGCCCCTTCAGCTATAGAAAACGCAGCAGCGACTCCTTCAATGGCTTGGATAGCAACATCAAATTTAAATGTATCGGACGCAAGTGCTTTAATACGAGCTTGGGTGTCTCCAATTTGATCTTCCAGCTGCCCGGCTGCAGTAGCTAAATCCTGAAATATTTTAGTATTTTCTAGACCCGCTTCCTCCAATTGTAATAAGGCCTCCCTATATTGTCTCAATTGGGCGCGACTGGATTTAGCTTCTTTATCAAAATTTGTAAGCGCAATTTCAGCTGCCTCTACCTCTGCGGATAGTTTGTCGAATGCCGGGGTGTCTTTTGGCAATGATTCTAGCCGTTTTTTAGCTTCGTTAATAGTTTTGTTAAGAAGGATGAAGTCGGCGCTAGTATTTTCTGTTTGTTTGGCTAATTTTTCAATATTCCTGGTAGCTTGGGCAATCGCCCCACCAGTAATAGACTCTACTAGTTTTTTGCTTGCTGCCGCGAACTTATCGGCGGATGTTACTGATTGATCCAACACTTTACCACGCTCCTGAAAAGCCTTATTAGCAGCTCTGAACTGATCTGCTACATCTTTATCTATTTTCCCCAACGCTTCTAACGAATCAATCCCTACCTGTAAACCAGTAGTATCAGCGACGAGGGGGATTATTATCGGTTTTACGGCCATCTTTGCGCGACTCTTTGTAAACCCGGTTAAGGGCCATGTAGAACTCGTAAAGTGTCAGCTTCTTCAGCTCAGGGAGTGTCGCGGTATTGCCGCCGGTTAGGATTAACTGTTGATTGTAAATGGATTCGTTTAGTTCCTTGATAACGCTTGTGAAATGTTTGTCAGGTGTTGCCCCTTTAGCTTTTCCGTCACTTCCAAATAGATCTCGAAATTCTCCTCGAAGTCTTTTAAAAACGGCATCAGCTTTTGTAGGGGCAGCATAAAAAAAAACTCCTTTGCTCCTGCCTCCTTTTTCCAGAAGGCTATCTTCTCTTGGTTGTATTTCGGATCGTAAATTACTGGATTTTCGTTCTTGTCAAAGTAGATAACTGAGGCAAGCTTGTAGGCTGTGTCTGCATCTATGATCCAATTAAGTCGGTCCTTTAGGTTGCGAGTAAGCACGGTAGCGTCTGTGATAGCCAAAGCCTTACCCGGAACAACTTGTAATGACTTCTCCATTGCCTCTACATACTTCAGGAGGTAGTCCCGTGTCACCCGTTGGTTAAATTCCTCGTAAAAAGTCAGGCAGGTTACGGCACGTTCAAAAGGCTGATTAATGAGATCATCCATTTCGTAGTATTGCCGGCCGCCGATAACAAATGCTTCCTTGATCTGGTAGTCCACACCAGGAAATTTAGTCCTACCGAATAATTTACGCCACCAACGCATTAAGGTATTGTTTTAATTGTTCTTCATTGCCGCTGCTTAATCTCCTGCCCCCTTTTGTGACTTTGTAGTTGCCCTTCTTTGGATATATTTTTGTCACATAACCAGGGAAGGATGAATGCTGGTATTCCTCCCGCCTAACACCACCACAATTACAGCCGGAAGTATAGAACCAACCGTTATTTAACAGTAATTCTTTCATTCTTACGAAAATACATACCTAGTTTCCTCAATGATTCTTCAGCGATATCTTCAACCCAAAAGCCCTCACCCGAATTTAGGTATACTATTGAGCCATCAACATTATCACCATCATCAGCAATGGACTCCCTAACAGCAACTACCGAAGATGGTTCAATGTAAATATCAATTGATATTCGTTCTGGCTTACTAATACCCAAATTCTCTTTATCTTTATCAACAACCTCCCCAAAGAAGTGAACAAATTGCTTATCAGTCATTATTTACCAAGTTTACTAGTACATAATTAAGCCCGGCAACAGCAAACACGTATAGCACCCAATACAGGCTAAACCAATCACCCAATAATAACCAAACAACCGTTCCCCATATAGAAGCCATACAGATAGGGCATTCGTAAAGCGCTGGCCGTATGTACTGCAGAACTTTGTTATTGGTTACCCTGTCAAAAAAATTACGCAGGAACTCCAATATCATTCCCTCCCCCATGGCAGCATAAAGCCCCAGCACGCAAAGTGATCCTATGGCAATTGTTTCAATCATTTTTCAAAAAAAGATTATACATCTTATCGTAAGCCTCTTTGGTTTTTTCTCTGCTGAATACCAACTGCCCATCCTTTTTTATAAATACAGGGCCAGAACATATACGCGCACGTATATGCGCCCGCATGTGCGCAGAGGGCTGATAAGCGGTATTCATTATTTCCAAAATACTTTTATCTAACATGTACAAGGTATTACTGCAGGCAAATTACCGCGTTTGAAATCGATCACTATCTTATCATATCCAATACCGCATATATCCAGGGTCAATGGCTCGCAGTAGTAAGGATTGCCTTTAATCTCCAATTCCATCTGCCCAGCGAATTCGTTAAAGAACCCTGGCGGGAAGTCGGAAGCGGAAATATTAAAGGAGCCGTTAGCATCAGTGGTCACCACTCCACTATACACATGGCCGAATTTGTCAGTGAGTATCCACCAGTAATCCACATTTGCATCTAACCCCAAATTAAGCTGAAACCCGTCAGCGCATGCCGGAAGGCTTTGGTAGTAAATATTATTGCAATCGTTTAAGAGAGCCATAAATCAAAGATATAGATTTTTTTTATCTAAAATATCATTTCTATAGATTTTATATATAACTTTGGAAGTGCCAGGGCAGCTTGGCAGTTTCATAAAATAAAGTTGAACGTGAATACCCCTCCTTATTCCTATTGAGGGGTTTTATTTAAATCGAACTTGAATGTGGGATAAAGCAATCTGCATTAACCTTGACAAACGAACTGACCGCTGGCAGCAGTGCCAGGAGGAATTCTACAATTGGGGATTGAATGCTGAGCGTTTCCCGGCACTTATCGGTAACAATGGTATGCAGGGGTTACACTTATCCAACCAAGCGATATTCAGGGAGAATGCGGGCAAACATCTGTTAATATTAGAGGACGACGTAGTATTTAACCGGCCCATTACTGCCCTGCAGGATGCATACGGCGACCTGCCGCACGATTGGGATATGCTCTATCTGGGCGGTAACCCTGACCGGCCGCAATACAGGTACTCTCCTTGGCTGTTTCGGGCCAATGGAATACTAACTACCCACGCTATCCTTTATAGCGCTAAAATGACCGAATGGCTCGCAAATAACATGGAAGTCCCCGAAATAGTAGACCGGCAGAATACGATTGACGTGTGGTTTGCTAAGGAGATCCAACCCAAGTTCAATTGCTTCATAGCTTATCCACAAATCGCCGGACAGCGGTTTGGATATAGTGATATATGTGGAATGGATATTAACTATAAATATTTCAATAACAAATCATTAAAATTTTTCAAATGAAGGTAATGCACAAAATATTTGGTGGTCATTTAACCTTGGGCCGCGTTACAATTTATGGATTGAATGCCATGAATTGGGCAGTTAATATAAGCACAAAAAAGTATGGCACAATTTGTTTTCGTCTACCGTTACCTTGTTTTGGCAGATTCCCTTCGTTATATTTTTATATATCACCAAATGGTACGCCGTGGGCCGCTACATACTTTATAGGCGGCGGAAGTGAATATGAAAAAGATAGGATACTAGCTCCTGTAAGGCGATATAGGCTGGGTTTATATTTTGACTTTTGGCACGATGAACACAAAAGAAATGTTCTAAAGGAAATTAATAATATCATATGATCTCACTCTGCATAACCAACTACAACCGGTACGAAATGCTGCTGGAATCGTTCGCCCAGGTACTGAATGATGGCCGGATAGGCGAAATAGTGATTATAGACGACTGTTCGGATATGGCCATATACGACAAGGTATTGGCCGCAGTATTCAATATGCCTAAAGTGCGGCTTATACGAAACGATAAGAACTTGGGAATGAGCCTGAATAAGAAGAAAGCTATAGAGAGCGCGAAGAATGAGTGGGTATGCATATTCGATAGTGACAATGTCATGGGCCTGGATTACTTGGATGCCATGTTCACCACTCCACTGCCATGGGACCATACCACTATCTATTGCCCTTCATTTGCCAAACCTCAATTCGACTTCCGGAAGTTCTCGGGCTGGCACATACTTCATGGCGAGGCAATAATAGACGACCCTATGGGCGAATGCCTTTTCAACTGCTGCAATTATGTGGTTAACCGGGCCGAATATCTAAAGGTATACGAGAATAATCCAGCTATGAAGGGCACTGATACAATTCATTTCAATTATTTATGGCTAAAGGCTGGTAATTCGTTCTACGTGGTTCCGGGCATGGAATATATGCACCGGGTACATTCGGGAAGTGGGTTCTTGCAGGACGTTCATTACAATATGAAGCAGGCTAAAGAAATTAAGGAACTTATTAAACAATTGTAGATGAGCAATAATACATGGCACATTGTTCCGGTGGACGATTTGGAACCACATTTGCAAGAGACGGCCCCACAAGAAGGCATCCATTTTAAAGCAGGCGAAATTAGGCCTATCATAACATGTAAATGCAAGTGTGATCCAAAAATTGAATATACAGATAATGATGGTGTATTGGTAATACATAACGCCTTTGATGGTCGGGAAGGCTTGGAAGAAGCAAAAGAAATATTAGGACTTTAAATATGACACATGACAATATTCGCCAAACAATACGGCCGGCTGGGGAATAACCTTTTTCAGAAGGCCGCAGCCATAGGCTATGCTATGAAACATGGAATGGAGTATTGCACCTGCCCATGGTATGCTAAGAATAATATCACATTCGGCAACGCGCGGGTCATAAAGGAGGTCGGACACCAATATCAAGAGCTCTCCTTTGAAAAAAAATGGTCAAAGGGGAGAAGAAATATTGTACTGGATGGTTACTGGCAATCCGCCCGGTACTTCGATCATTGCCGGGAAGAAGTGCTAAAAGATTTCGGGTTTAACTGGCCTCATCGCGCGGGCGCATGTAGCATACATGTGCGCAGGGGAGACTACCTGCTTTATCCCGATAAGCATCCGGTAGTAAGCGCAGAATATCTGCAAAAGGCGATACGCCATATCTCACAGCATACTGGCATTGGGCATTTTGTTGTGTTCTCTGACGATATACTGTTTTGTAAGACCTTATTTGAGGGCTTGGAATATTGTGGGTTTGTATTTGAATATTCCGAAGGTCACACGGAGAAAGAGGATCTTGAACTAATGTCAGGATGTGAGCATAACATAATTAGCAACAGCACATTCAGCTGGTGGGGCGCATACGCTAACCATAACCCTAACAAGGTGGTAATAAGCCCGAGCAAGGATAACTGGTTTGGGCCTGGAAACGCACACCTTGACACCTCAGACCTGATACCTGATTCATGGATTCAAATTAAATACTGATGGATGACTTTAACTGCTGCGACTATGAACGGCAAGTAACGCTGGAACAGCTGGCGGAAAAGTATGGTACTGACAAGCTGCAACATGGATACATTCAATACTATGAGCAGCACTTACCCAAGAACCCAGCCCGCATCCTCGAAATAGGCTGCCTCACGGGCGCGAGCCTGCGTATGTGGCGCGAATATTTCCCGGATACAGAAATACACTGCTTAGATCTATTCGAGGAACACCAACCACCGGAGGATATTGCGGGGGTGATCTACTGGAAGGGGAACCAAACAGATCAGTTCATACTGGAGCAGTTGCGACGACTACATTTCGATGTGATCATTGAGGATGGCTCACATAACCTGGTACACCAATGGGTAACATTCCACTCCCTGATAGGTTGCTGTGAGTTGTATGTTGTGGAGGACTTGCACTGCTCTAATCACGAATCTTACCGGGAAGGATTTGACCTTAAGCATAGTATGCTGAATAAGCTACAGAATCCGGCCTTTAATGCTTTCTCCTACCGTTACCAATTATTTGACGATAAAATAGCTTTTATATATGCTGATTGACTTTAAGAAAGCAGTTGCCAAACACGGGATGCATATAACCGGAGTAATACACGTAGGTGCGCACTATGGGCAGGAGTACCTTGCATACAAGTTCATGGGCATTGATAAGGTGCTTTTTATTGAACCATGCAGCGATGCGTTTGCGGTCTTGAAATCAACCTTTGAGGGATATCCTGATGTCCAACTTTTCCAATCGGCATGCGGTTCTGAATTCGCTATTAGCCAAATGAACGTAGAGCAAGCCAACAGAGGCATGAGCAATAGCCTGCTGAAGCCGGCAAAGCACCTGGAACAGTACCCATCCATCCAATTCACTGATACTGAAGAAGTGGAAGTGCGCCGGCTGGATGAAATTATGGGGCAATTGGAATTTGCCGGTAATCTGCTAGTAATGGACGTACAAGGCTTTGAGTTGGAAGTATTGAAAGGAGCGCCTGAAACCCTGAAGCACATCGACTACATATACACGGAAGTGAACCGGGATGAAGTGTATGAAGGCTGCGCTAAGGTGTGGGAGCTGGACACTTTTCTGACAGACTTTACTCGGGTTGAAACATCATGGGGCGGTGGTACCTGGGGAGATGCTATTTACATTAAAAATAAATAATATGAGTTCAATTGTTATAATGATCTTCTTTATCTCGGGCATACTTTTAGGATTCATGTGTGGTTGGGGCGCTGGAAAGGAGCGAACAAAAAGTCTCTTAGCACATATCACCAACAGAATGCAACAAATACGCGCTAACTCTAAAATAAAGGCTGTGAGGCGTGATATAGCAAAGCAATATGGTGACGCGGCTCGAGCAGAAGAATTGACAAATGAAATGGCCGCAGAATCCACCATATTCTATGACATTCGGGGTGCAATTAATGAATGGTGTTTAAGTAATAATCAAAAATCACCAGTGGATTTATGAATGAGGTTACTGCACATGCTGTCCTGCTAAGATGCCTTGTTTGCAATCACGAATGGCCTGATGTATGGATAATTGATAAGGCCTTGGTTGTTTCGTGCCCAAACTGTGGAGATATTCACGAACCAGTAATTATTAAAGACTTATTTGCATGATCTACGTCCCCGAAAAATTCCAGCCAAAACATCCTTTCCCATACCCGCCCGACAATCAGATAGAGTTCGAGCGGTGGTACTATGAGAATTACGACTTCCAGGAGACAGAACGGGAATACCTGCCAATAATCTGGACCGCCTACTACTGCCGGCATAAGTTCGGCCAGGATAAGAAGGCAATGGATGCGCTGCAGCTGTTCCTGAATCGGCTGGATCGGTCAAAAAAGTATTACACAATTGTCCAATACGACGGCGGCCTGCTGCACGATGTTTCGCACTTAGATATAAGGGTATTCAGCATGTCAGGAGGCAGAACAGATTATCCCATGCCGCTAATAGCACAACCGCATATGTATACACCCATTAAGGTGAAACGGCGGTACCTTTACAATTTCGTTGGTAACCTTACACATGAGATTCGCCGACCGCTGATTGAACTGGATGGCAAACCAGGGGCTTTCATCCGAACACAGAAGCACTCCGTCCAGGCTTTTTGCTCCATACTAATGCAGTCGGTATTCACGCTTTGTCCTCGTGGTTTCGGCCCTACATCTTTTCGCATACAGGAAGCCTTACAATATGGCTCTATTCCGGTCTATATAAGCGATGAATGGATAATCCCTCACAATATACCGTTTACAGATTACGGGGTGCTTATTGATGCCGCAGATCCTTATAGAGTGCATGAGATACTGACGGCGATACCAGCTGAAGCAATAGCCCGGAAGCAGGCTAATATACCGGAAGTATACCAGAAGTACTATACTTACGAAGGATGTCGGGAAATGATCAAACTACACCTTCAGAATCCAGCTCAGGAACATATTACACAAATACCTAAAGCAGTCGAGGGCATGGGTTAGGCTCTTGTCGGTCAGCTTGTCCACATCCCCATTAGGTAATACCCGCACGTTCTCACAGTCATGCTTTAATTTCTGGCATTTGGCCTTGTCCATGGTTACGTTGTGCCGGTGCAGAACCGCATTCACCAATACCCGGTTATCCTCTATACGTGGGTTGGCTGTAGGAACTTTTATCTGTGTCCAGGATAGGCCCAATTCATTTTTAATGATGTGGTAGTAGGTCATGTTGTCCCGGGTCAGCGCCGACCGGTTATTACCCGACGCATCTCCTGTTACCGTGAAGTTCTTGTTTCCGTAGTTGGCCTTGATATAGTCGCATAGCTTGTAAATATCACTATTTCCCAAAGATATCTGCTCCAAACAAAATACCCGGTTATCGTATATTTGAGCTACTAAACAGGTGATTGGGTCCACGTTAAAGTCAAAGGAAAGATAAAGCTCCTGGTTGGGGTTATACAGCGCCTCTCCTACATGTTTTAATTCAACATAAGCATAACAGAACCGGTTGTCCGTCTCGTCAAAGTCTGTCCAGTCTCCCCCGATGAACTGTTTTTGATAACGGTCATCCATTCCCGACCAAGCGTTCCACTGATCTTGGGTCACGAAAGCGTTATCAGTGGGGAAAGCCTCCTGGAAATAGAAGTCAGGAGGTAGTTCATTGTTCTTATACTTTAGGTATATCTCCTTTTTGGGCCATCTTTGAGTAGGGTTAAGAGTAGTAAACATGAACGCTGGCGGCATAGGATCAATATACCAGGAGCCGGCACGGGAGGATGAAAGATCCCACGTCTTTTGGGTTAACCCTTCCAACTGTTCCAAAAAGAACCCGTTAGTCTCCAAACCCAACAGATCGTCCAGGTTAGGGTCTTGCTTTATGTTCTCCCCTTTAAAGAATATCTTTGAATCGTGTTTATTGTACGCAAAGTAGTTGGCCCGATCGCGGTTCCATTTCCAGTTAGATGAATGCCTGATGATCTTTTCAAGTGAGGGTATTGTTGTATCCTGCAGGGCCGGGAAGTCATGGCGCATAATGTGCCATTTGGAGCCCTTAAAGCGATTACAGAGGTAAATGAGTATTCCCAGTGTAACAAATGTTTTACCACCTCTAATAGCCCCACCATATGCAAACTTGCGCGTTTGGGTGATTCCATTGCAGGCCTTCACCACTTCCAAGAAGTATTCAAACTGCTTTGGGTTCTTAGCAAGGTCTATCACCGGTATTTCGATCATATTTCAATCGTAGTTCCGTCAGGAAGGGTGATATTGGGCTTTTTTTCGTTCAGGGAATCTCCTTTGGTGGTCACGTCCACCTTATTCACAAACATACCAAGATGCTTACCAATAAGCTCCGTGGCCTTATTGACACCAGTAGAATCGTATTGCCACACGTCCCGGCCCTGATCATCCTGAACCTGCACCATTTGCCTTTCAGCGGGATCATACTTCATAACAGGCACTGCTTGCATAGACCTATCAGAAACCTCCTTTAACCGTTTAAGTACCCAATCTTGATTTAGTTCAAGCCTGGTTTGTATTTCCTTGCGGCGAACATCCAAATATGCCTGAATTTCAGGTTTTTGCAAGTTTTCTGAACCGATTGATCCCGCACTTGATTCAGGATATCCAGCCCTTATCGCTGCTTGTGTAGCATTCAAGTCAATGAGATACTCGTTGCAGAATCTTATCATTTTCTCAGTTAAAGCCATATATATACCTTATCTATCGGTCATATCAAAGATATAGCTTTTGTCTATATTATAGAAATGAAAAAATGCATACCGAAATAGGCAAAATAGTATTAAAATAGGCTGATTTATGCTAATATTATTGGGGCTGGTCGCGAAAAATCCCGGCAAAACACTTTTTGACTTCGGATGAAGTGGTATTATTTTATCAAAATACCAGACCGATACTAAACATCATCATCCCTTTATCTAAGGCATTAAAATTATATACTCTTCCGTTAATGTCGAAATGGTCGGGATCATAATTAAAGCTATATTTTCTATAAATAGCCGATGCAAATATTCCTAAACGGCCAGGTTGTTTTATCATTATGCCGCCTCCTACTCCATAGAAGGTTTTGCCTGTAAATTTTAGATCTATTGGAGTAAACACCCCTTCGCTATAATTTTTTATCTCATTCTCATAAGCCGGCTTACCAAATTGGCCTAAAATAAAAGGCTCGAAATTATTGATTGGGTATTTGAATCTAAGATCAGCATAAAATGGTGCGAAAAATTTACCTTCTTTTTGGCCGTCCGCTTTGTAGGACAGTAAATCAACTCCCGCACCGATGCCCAAATATTTATTGATACCGTATGAAAGCACAAGATTGCCACCAGGTCGACCGTCTTGTAATACGGCTCCTAGAAATGCGCGGCTATATTTTAGTTTCTGAGCTGTTACGAAAATAGGACTTAACAAAAATAGTAATAGAAGTTTTTTCATAAGTCTATGTATTACCAATTATCATTATTAAATGTAGGTGTATTCATTGCGATTTTTAGGCTCGATATGAGTAATTCTGCCTCTTTATTAGAACTTTCCTGCAGTTCTGCCCAAACTTTATTGCGCCATTTCTTTGGCGTCATAGGTATATTATAAGGACATGCTTCATCTTCAGTTATTAATCCAAAATCATAAGAGTTGGTAGGCGGTCCATGCGATTCATGGGTAAAATTAGTGATTATATACTTATATCTACCATCCTTTACTTGTATAGTAACACTAAAATGTAATACACCTTTTACAGCCGATGCCCCAAGCCCACTGTTGCTATAAAATTGCGTGAGTCCCTTCCCGGCTAATTCCCCAGTCTCTTTATCTGAAATATTAAGAACATCTTTAGAGCTTTTAAAAGTAGTATTAAACCAGGATCTAGCTCTGGCGAATAGCTCAGCCTTATCAGCTGAATCCACCTGGACAACATTTGTAAAATTAATAGGTGTTTTTAATTGACAATATGATATTAATGGAATCCATAGAAGAAACAAAAGGGAGAGTTTTTTCATAGTAGGTTTATTCGTGTTCAAAATTTTAGTCCGTATTAACAATTTACTTCTTTACCGAAAGAAAAATTATACTTAATTTTCCTCTCTACGCATATATATTTCGTAGCCGGGAGGTAAGTTAGCTCAAAATTAGACCATACTCTATTTGGGACCGGGATTAATAACCAAAAATATTAAATTTATGCGAACCAAGCGATCGTAATCGCTAGACCCTTCATTGCTCCTTAAATTTCACCCTTATTGCCCCTGCATATAGTAGGTAGGCAAACCTATTGTCCGACATACTAAATTCCACACAATGAAGAAAAAGAAAAAGATTAAGGCACCTTTGATTCCCTCTTCCTCCCTGACCGACGAAGATCGTCTAAAGCTACAATGGTACCGTTTTCAATGTCATCAAAACATTCCTCATAGGATCTTGTTTTCCCCGCTATCTCATAAACCATAGATTTAAGCATAGCCACCTCTTTTTGAAGCGCTATGATTTGCGCACGTTCCATATTTACCGGATCGTCTGCATTGAATGGCGCTTTTATCATTTCCCCCACTCCAGTAAGTAACCAAGCTGTATTTAAAAGGGGGAATTTATCGGTAATCTTCTGTAAGTTTTCTGTACGAATGGACTCTCCAACGTTATTTACAAACCCATTGGATAACCCAACCTGTGTTTCAAATTTATTCTGACTCAGTCCTATATGTTGTAAAAAGGCCTTTAACCGATCCTTTGTATTCATAAAATGAATTGAAAATCAATTATATAAATTTTTACAGAAAAAATATCTGTGAAACATTTGGTTTTACCGATTTATTTTCTGTAATATTGTATCATAGTTAACAAATCGATACTGAAATGTCAAGTGCAAATATAGATAAAGTTAGCAATGTAGCGGAAAATATGCCAAGCCTTTACGATACGCTGACTAAGGCGGAGCAGAAGAAGTTACAGAAAAAGACCATTGGGCATGGCAATATGAAGGCAGCAGAAATAGCAACCGGGTTAACCCGATCTACGATTATGAAGGCTCGTGAGGGAGGGAAGATAATGACAATAACTGCTATTACACTTCGGTCTTTCCTTTTTGAATAAACACTTACTATCTAATAACACACACCATGAACACCTTTCTGTCCATACACAACGAAAAAGACGCCGCAAAAAGGCGGTATATGCTCGGCATGTCACAATCCTTAGATGTTGACTTCCGTATCAATTTAAGAGGTCTGCAGCAGTTACGGGAAGCCAAGAAAAGTGTTATGGACGCTCCACAGCTGAGAAAGTTCATTCCCAGGGCTAATGTGGATTTCAAACTGAATATACTTCAATCTCTTTAATCACTAAACCTCACACAATGTCACGCCAGATAACGAACAAACAAGTTCAGGTCATTCATGAATGCTCCTGTGGGCACACAATTGTTGATCAGGAGGACATGAAGATTCGCTTTGCTGACTTAAAAAATGTTGGTATAAAGATCCGGAAAGACGCGGACACGGGCGAAAGGTTCTTTGTGCAGGTAGTTAAATCTGAATGTGACGGCACTTGTCATTACTAATTCTATTAATCACTATAAACCACAAACAATGTACTCCACTATTCAAACTATGTTCACATCCGGCATTATCTATCCCATATTGATAGGCTGTGTGGCTGGTCTTTTCTTGTATAAGATCAATATAGCCGGGATAATTAAGGATTTCTTCACTAGTAAAACTGCGAACAATGGATAATACAACGCCGGCATATCCTGCAAATGGCAATCACCAATATTCTGGTTTATCTAGGTTGGAAGCCTTCGCTATGGCAGCAATGCAGGGGCTGTGTAACGGGATGAATATTCGTGAGTTATCAGCTAATGATGTGGAAGAAATAGCCTACTGGTCAGCAGAGGTAGCACAAAGAACGCTCTTCCGCCTTTCAGAACTTTCTAAACAGAAATAAACCACTCATTATGCTTACTAATCAACAAGAAAACATCAAAAGCTCTCTATTTAATGCCATTCTAAAATGGCACAATGATAATGAAGAAGAAATATATACGGCCATGGATACCGCGTTTGGGGAATTCGTAACAAAATTAATGTCTGAATCAGCATTTAATATCCTATTGGCCCAAATGGACATGACACGTTACCACGAAAAAGAGCAAACGAACTTCTCAGAATAAATAAACCCGCAGTCGGCTAACTACGGGCTATTAAATCACAATACTAAAACACAAAGATAATGGAAAAGTTTGATTACAAAGGGGATAAGGGGCCTTTCAAAGTTAATAATCAGTGTGACCTTAAGGTGCAGGGCTTAACCGTGTCTGAAATATCACATGAGCCCTGTTGGGTGGCCCTTGTTCGGGGGGATGATATACAACAACGCATAAATACAGCTCATTTATTCGCTGCGGCTCCCCTCCTGCTCTCTGCACTCATAAAAGCAGTGGAGGCCGTAGGAGTAGCCATGGAAGAAGCGGATAGGTTTAATTTCCCGAGTAATCCTCCTGATTGGTACGCCGAAGCCGAAGTCGCTATCCACGCAGCACTGAATATTAACCCTGAAAACGTTGAGAAATGATCAACTGGGACGCATTACACGGGGCTTGTGTGGATAGGATCTCCTTTTACCGGGAAAGCGCAGATGTAGGTAGACTATTAGGCTCGGTTAAAATAGTGGGCAAGTATGCAAGACTCGCTCGCCGCTACGAAGCCCTACTGGAATTCATCGACACCCGAATTCAAACAATTCACAAACCTGAAAACCATGAAATACACCGCTGAAGATATAAAAATACACGAGCCATTATCCTACAATGGAATGGGGCTGGATATCAACTTTAGCTTTAATGGCGAATCGTACACTCCACTTTCCCTTTCAAATGACGCTCTGTTACTTGGGCTTGCCAGAACAAGGAATTGCATAGGCACCTCATTAGTCTGGAAAGAAATTGAAGTATCCGCGCATTTACCAGAAACGGACACTTCAAATCCATCATCCATTTGGATGCCACTGGAAACTTTTATGGAGAAGCATTTCAACGAGGATATGGCTAAGTCTCTCGTCCTCCATCACCTTAACAATAAAGCCGAAAAGCCATGATGCACCCTTTAATTCAACAAATATTCGCGCCGTTCCTGGCTCCCAAAACAGCCAAACAAATTCAGCAGATAGACCTTTCCGACTGTAAGATATGGGTCGAAGATTGGAGCCTGAAATACGATTGGTTTACAGTTTACCTGTACCGCAGTACCTGGCCTACCAATGTGGAATGCTTTAAGAAAGAGTTCATGCCCTGGGAGTTTGACGAATACGTTCAGGAAGAACACGGCGCTCCTGGAAACGTGGAGGAATGGTTTAACTGTATGTCCATTCCGCAGCAGCGGGCATATGTTGAAGGATTTGTAAGGATACACGATGCAACCCTGCAGGTGGAGCTGGATTATTATTACGCGAACATAAAACAATCAAAGTAATGTCACAAGAGATTCTACAACAATGCACAGTAGAAGGAACAATCGTAAAGCTTCCTGAAGGTCAATTAGAGCGAAATGTCTACATGGACGTAAAAAAGCGCCTAGAACTAATAGGTGGTAAGTGGAAAGGAGGGAAGGTTCAGGGATTCGTGTTCGACCACGACCCATCCGCACTACTTGAACAGATTGCAAATGGCGAAAACCGTAATCTACAGAAGGAATATCAATTCTTCGCTACTCCGGCAGAATTAGCTGCACAAATGGTGGCAATGTCATGGGTTAGGTATGGTGATCGAATATTGGAGCCATCAGCCGGACAAGGGGCTATAATCAATGCCATTCAGGAAGCGACGGGCCACACTAATGTTGACTGCTACGAATTAATGGATCTCAACCGCTCCGTGCTTAATAAAATAAAGAACGTTAACGTACTCGGTGAGGACTTTCTTCAGTGTGACCGCTCCAATTATTACGATGTGGTTATTGCCAATCCCCCATTTACAAAGAATCAAGATATTGACCATATCAGAAAAATGCATGAGGTGACTAAACCGGGAGGAATTATTGTGACAATTGCTTCCCCCTCCTGGTCTTTCGGCAGTCAGAAGAAACAGGTTGATTTCAAAAGCTGGCTTGAAAATATTGACGCTGATATTACAGACCTTCCTGAAAACACCTTCAAGGATAGCGGCACGTCCATTCGTTCCAAGCTTATTAAAATACGAAAGTAGCAACCAATCCCTTACCATGAAAAAACAATCACTATGCACACCGCTACTATCATTATGTTCATTTTTTGGGGCCTTTGCCTGCTCATTGTATGCTACTTATTTTGGGCTTTTCGGGAGAAAGATCCGGTCGATATTTGGCCGTATGACATACCGGAATCCGAGGTTATGGGAGGAAGATGATGCACAGGAATGGAGGGGTATTTAAAATAAATAACATGCGAATTAAATCACTAGGAAAAGTAAAACAGATTATGGGATTCAAGAAAGCAGCTCATCAAATTGATGTTGGTGTACTTCCCCATGTATCTTTCTACTACGAACGAATCCGGCAGCTCCCTATTATCTCTTTTGCTAATGTTGGCGCAGTTCCTGAGAATAATGGCATTGGAGTTTTGACGGAATATATAAAGAAACTATGCGGCTATGGATGGGCCAATGGCATAGAAGGGTTACACTATTATTCAGGCAGTAGATGGTCTTATCCCTTTCATGTACATGTTCATTTTGATAAGTTTCTTGAGAAGCGCCGCTATAACGCACAATTACCAGACGTAAAGAGCGCAAAACGATACGAATTTACACTATATGACCCACTAGAAGGCCTTCCAATATTATCATTCACCGAAGAATTAAAGCAGTGGAATTCACGAATATCTCCTAGTAAACTAATGTTAGTAGGAGACAAAATAAAGCAATATGAGAATCATGTTATGTCCAAGTGCCGGCATTCAGCCAATGTGCTTAGACAGAGTCTAATAAACGCTAAATGATTCCTCACCTGCTCATAATGATACTAATAGCAATAGGCTTTCAATTAATACGAATGATATATGCCGGGAAGAATAAGAATAGAAGTTAACGGGAAGCAGATAGTAAGCAGGTGGTACAGTACCGCAGCGTTCAGAGAAAAACTTATTAACGAAGCACTTTTAAAGTATGAAAAGATCGAAGTCATTATATCTCCCGATGAACAGCCGCAGAAAAGACCAGGTGTTGATGATTGCAGGCGGGGTGTTTCTAACATCATTGATAGGTCTAATGATATGGGCGTTCATAAACGGGCATAGTAATATATTATAACTTTTCATAACGTGGAATATTTTGTTAACCCAGCTTGTTTTTACTCGCTGGGGAAATTTCAAAAACAATTAAAAAACTATAAATGATAACATGGACACATATATCAGTAATACCGCCTAAGCATAAATGGTTGTTGATAAAAACACCCTACTGCACATATGGGGCCGAAGTTGCAAAATTTAATGGGGAAAAATGGACTTCTACTGATGTAGAAGATGATGAAGTACTACATGTAGAATGGTATTCGGATATGTTACCGCAAAATGGAAGGGATAGCGACGATATTAATCGTGATCGTGAAAGGTTCCTGATGGCGAAGGAATGCCCACAAGGCTAGAAGACAAGCTATCTGACGAGTGTCATTTTGTGCGCCTCTACCGGGCTATATCGATAGCCTGGAATTAATAAAGTTCATTGAAATTATTTATAGGCCGCAGAAATAAGCGACTGTCTTAATGGACAGCTAATGACATCCAGTAGCTAAGGATGGCGAAAAACTACGGCGGCCAAATTCTGCCTAAGGCCGCATTACCACATCAGAGTGCGGAAGGTAACGGGCTGATGTCGCGTATCTGATCGGCGTAATAAATCAGGGAGCAGCAATCCTTAACTGTTGTGGCGGGCGGAGGAAATTAGTGCCGCGGCACCCGGATAGACGGTTCTTATACCCTTCGGTTCAACTGTTAATCCTGTTCATACCGATGGGAAGAAAAGAGCGAATGGGATTCAGGTTTGGGACCACTGTGTACCGGTAAAACGAAGTGGCTGGCAGTCTGGAAAGACAGACACTTTAAAAAGCTCTTTACTTATGGACTATAAATTATTGCGCGAGGATAGAAGGTAGTTCGTCCGATCAATATATCAGAGAAAAGCAACATCCCGAAAGGGCATTATAAAGCATCTAAGGTTTAAGTGATTGCACCATGATGCACTACGAGATAAGATCACCAGGGTGACGAACCGCGCAACTTATTGGGCATACTCGAAAGAGACCGATAGCGGGTGTAATCACATGGCTGAGGCAACCGTCCAAAGGTATAAGTCCGAATCAACCTTCTGAGGGCAGGGATGTACCCAAGAGCAATATCAGACAAGGTGATTTATGCCCAACCTTATTACAGTAGGTGTATAGGTTTTCATAGGATTATCTTCCGGCTGCTTGTTTTTACTCGTAGCCTTTAACTAGAAAAAGTTCTTTGATATAAATTATTGCATCCCGGGACATGGAGAATCAGTTGAAATACTGAGTTACCCGCCTGACTGTGACGGCCCACGGGTACGAATTGATCATATAGATTGGGCAATGAGAGGCCAACAGCGCCTGCTGCTCGAAGGGATGCAAACTTATTGCAACAATCGGCACATGGACGCCCTCCGTTCCATGACGGTAAAGAAAGATAAAACTGGTCTACGGTTGTTACATCTTATTGCGGGGTGGATACGTATACGTGACAAAGCCTTCACGGTAGTGTGAATCTTGGACTACCGGCCCGCATCTTATTGATTACCTCTATCCGCTTCGGGGGATATCACGCCGGTGAGATAAACGTGGTGGGGTAATCATACTTATTGTAAGTGCTTGTGTGTTTTAGTGATGGTTTGCCGGTTGGTAGAATGGTGAATACAACAGGAGTGATCCTGTAGGGCAGCAATCCTCAATGATGGTTCGAGTCCATCACCGGCAGCATTGTTTTGGGGTATAATTACAAATTCTGTTAACCGGTTGCATTTTGATGCGACTGGGTTTTAAAAGCCAGAATAGTATAAAGGTAGTGCCCCGCCCTTGTAACGCGGTAGTACTGGTTCGATTCCGGTTTCTGGCTCTAAAGATCAACTACAAAAAACAAAATAATGACATACGATGAACGCGTAAATAGCTTGTCCGAAAAATTGGCGCAAGAAACAAGCAATAAGTTATGTGAAATGGACGGCCTGGCAAATAAATGGAAGCGAGCTAAAAAAAGAGGGAAAGATAGGTTTATTGAAATACATAAGCATGCGGCTATTGTGGCAATTGCGGAAATGGCGCAGGCTCTTATAATATACGCTTATCAGAGCAAAGAAAATTATGAGGATGTCCTGTACAACTGCCCTCAGGCATGTGAAGATTTTCATAAACACTTAAAAGAACAAGGCTTAATGCCTGACTAACACAAACCCGATCACTGCAACAGTTGAGGGATACAGTGATCATTCAATAAGGATACAGCCTAGTCCTTGAAGTTAGGCTAATTAAATTAAGGATGGCCGCCGGGTTCACGGACAGGCCCGGCGGTTTTAAAGAAATGTAAAATGCAAGTCGGATCATTAGTTGAATGCATTCACCCTTTTACCGATACTGATAGAAATGCCACATATCCTATAGTGGGGAACGTTTATACTGTCAGAGAGGTAAGATGTAATGGGGATAAGGAAGGAATATTATTAGAAGAAATAATAAACCCAAAACGAAACTACAGCGACGGCTATTTGGAAACGTCATTTAATGTAATTCGATTCCGCGAAATACAACCTCCCCTCACCATAGACATTCAGGAGCTTATTTCAACCTTTAACAGTATAAAACATGAAAACAGCCGTAGAGCTTATTGCAGAAAAGCACGCCAAAAATATGGAGCGTTTCCCAGCAGATTTGGAGGCGGAGTACCATTTAAATGGTGAATTGTATAGAGCCGCAATTTTTACACTTACAAAAGATGCAAGGTTTTATCCAGACAATTGGGCTGATTGGTACTTAGATAACACAATGAGGGAAAAAGATCCAATTGAAAATATGGTCAATGCTGCTGCGCTTTTGTGCGCCGAAATAGAGCGCTTAGGGCGTTTGCAAGAAACACAAAATCCTCAATCATAATTCACCGAGCCATGATCACACTTAACTCAATCTTACACTGGATATTCTACAGTGCTAAAGAACGGAAAATGGAGAGAATGAAGCGTAACAAAGCCTATTGGGATGAAAGAATAAGACAGGTTAAGGAGACAAGGGATAGGAGATTGGCAGCTAAAAACAAAAAAAATAACAATCACTAAAAAACATACAATGGAAAATCTTTTTATGGACTTAGAAAACTGCCGGCCGTACGCTAAAATAGCCTTTGAGGGCTTTGCTGGTGATGGTAAATCTTATACCGCTGTTGAATTGGCAATCGGTATTCATAAGTTAATTGGCAGCCAAAAGCCCATTGCAATAGTGGATACGGAGAAGGCAATGGACAAGCTGAAGCACCGGTTCACTGAAGCCGGAATACAGGCAAAGGTAACCAACGGCAGGAGCCTCGCAACTGTATCCGCAGCAATCAAAGCCTGCAACGAAGGATTTGCTGATGTCCTTGTGATCGATTCTATTACCCATGTATGGGAAAGTTTTCTGGAAGCCTACAAGGCCGAACGCAACAAAACCCGTCTGGACTTTGCCGATTGGGGCATTATTAAGCCCAAATGGAAAAAGGAATTCTCTGATGCCTTTGTAATGGCAAATACACATATCATTTTCTCCGGCCGTGCGGGCTTTGAATATGAGGACGAAAAGAATGCGGAAACTGGCAAGCGAGAAATTTTCAAATCGGGTATTAAAATGAAGGCCGAAGGGGAAACTGCCTTTGAGCCCGATATCCTGGTGCTTATGGAAAAACAGCAAAACATCTTGGGGGATAAAAAGGAAATCCATCGTACCGCTACTATTATTAAGGACAGGACCACTAAAATAGATGGAAAAACTTTCAAGAACCCAACCTTCGACGACTTCTATCCGGCTATCTCCACCCTATTGGATGGCACACTAAAGGATCTGCATGGGGATGAACTACCCGATACCTTCCATGATTTTGAAAACAAGTTCTCCGAAATGGGCAGAAAGCGCGGTCAGGCTATCGCCGAAATTGAGCAGGCCTTTAACCTGATGGGTTTGGGAACTGGAAAGGACGAAAAGAAGATTAAGCCGGCCATAATGAACAAGGTGTTTAAGGTGCTTTCCATCGAGAAGCTGGACTCCCTGCCGCTCAAAGTGGTTGAACACGGCGCCGCAACCATGAAAAAAGTAGCCTTGACATACAATGCCTACTGCGAAGCATGCCTTGCTGAACAGATACCTACAGAGCTAACCAAGATCGGCGCTTTGGTGGATGAAGAAATCGAAAAACAATACGCAGAAGCAAACAAGTAACCCATGTCCTTTCAAGCCAAAAACATAATAGAGCCGGACAAGCTGTTTGAAATGGCAGCCGAGTTCCATCCAATAATCAGCCTGCAGGTAACCACGGAAGATATAGAGGCGCTCATGAACCGGGCTACTCATATCACATCCATCATGGCAACCACCGGGAAAATGCTTGCGGACGCTAAATACTGGCGGGACAAGGCGCTTAAAGACAGCGTACTAACCCAATTAAAGGACGCCAAAAGGAGCAGCTTACCGGCTTCTGTTATGAATGAGCTGATAAAGGCAGAGTGTAGGGAGTTTAATTACCTGGTTAACTGGACTGAGCAGCTTGATAAGGATTGCAAATACCAAGTAGAGTTGCTCCGATCGCTTATCAGCATGAGAAAAACAGAAATGACAACATTTAATCAATAATACTATGGCAAACGTAATAGGACTTAGTCAGGAACATGAGGATAATCTAAGGAAGTTAGCGGATTATCTGATTAAAGGAGAATTGAAAGCCGAATTCGATATGCGTCAATACTCAGAAGGTCATTATTGCGGCCCTTCACGGCAATTGGATTGCGGCACTGCAGGATGCGCTGCGGGACATGGACCATATGCAGGCGTAGCCAAAAAAAGAGGTGAAGGTTGGGAAGAATATATTTTGCGGGCATTCGGTATTCCTGATACTGACAATTATTATTATTCATGGTGTTTTGATGCCGAGTGGGCAGAATGTGATAATACTTCGTCAGGTGCAGGTAAACGAATATTATACCTATTAGACCATGGGCTCCCTGATAACGCAAAAGAGCAAACCCAAAAGAAAGCACCCCTTTGTTATCTATAAACCAGTCCTCATGAACCAGCTCGAACTTACCTTCCCAACCACCAGCCCGATAAATACCGACCGGTTATCCGGCCAGAACAAACGCCTTTACGACTACTTGGCTGCGGGTAATACCATCCATTGTTTCCACCCAGCGATGAAGGAACTGGGGATCGGATATCTTAATTCGAGATCGAGCGATCTACGGAAAGTTCTTATAGAACAAGGTCGGGAGTTATACAAGCGGTATATAAAAGTAAAGGACGCTAACGGTGAGGAAGTGACAGTTCGGGAATATTCAATTTATCCATTTATCAACTAAAATACTAAAGTATGAAGGAATTTAATTTAGCTAGGGCTTTAGCCGGAGATCCGGTGATCACCAGGGACGGGAAAAGAGTGTCTGAATTGTTTCACACCAAAACACTTAAAGATAGGCTTTCTGTATTGGCCATTATTGATGGGGAGTTAGTGCATTATTCTAAAGAGGGGAAATATTTCGTTAATAATGATTCCATAAATGATCTTTTCATGGTTCCAGTTAAACGGCAGGAATGGAGAATTATCCAATATTATTTGGATAGCGCTGATCCCACCGGGCAATATTATACAATTGGTGATGAACCTTTTGAAAGTGAGGAGATGGCACAAAAATGGGCCGTGGAAAACCAAGTTCCAAATTATGTAAAAGCAGTTTTAATCCGTGAATGGGAGG